TCTGGTGCTGATTTATCAATATTGTTATCTTCTCCTATTTCAGGCAACCTATTACAATATAACGGAACTAATTGGATTAATGTACCAAGTAGTACTTTTGGCACAGGTTCAGTAACTAATATAGCTACTGGTACTGGTCTAACTGGCGGTCCAATAACAAATACTGGTACTATTTCAATGGGTACATCTGGCGTAACTGCTGGTACTTATGGAGCTGGTACATCATTTCCTAGTATTACGGTTGATGCACTTGGTAGAATCACTGCTGCTACTACCGTAGCTCTTGGTTCTATTGCTAGTCAAAATGCAAATAATGTAAGTATTACAGGTGGTAATATTAATGGTGCTGTAGTTACTGGTTTAAGTAGTCCTGTTAATACAAGTGATGCTGCTACTAAGGGATATGTTGACAATGCAACCGCAGGCTTAACTGCTAAAGCTGCTGTTAGACTTGCTACCTCTGGAACAAATTTAGTTGGTACATATAATAATGGAACAAGTGGCGTAGGTGCAACTTTTACCCTTACGGGTACTGGTGCATTAACCATTGATGGTTCTGCTGTTCTTGTTGGGGATAGTATTTTAATAAAAGATCAAACCGCTGCTCTTCAAAACGGTATTTATACAGTTACTGTAGTTGGTACATCTGGCACAAGTGCGGTTCTAACTCGTAGAAGTGATTATAATAGTTCAAATAATGTTTTTGATGGTGCTTATGCAGTTATAGAAGAAGGTACTATTAATAAAGGTACTCTTTGGATAACCACTTTTACTGGGGATCAAACTTATACTATTGGTACTACTTCAATAAATTTTGTTGAATTATCAGTAGCAAACCAAACAGTCACTTTTACTGGTGATGTAACTGGTTCAGGTGCAGGAACTATACCAACTACATTAGCAACAGTAAATGCAAATGTTGGTACATTTGTTGTAATGTCAGTTAATGCTAAAGGATTAGTCACAGCAGCATCAAATTTAGTTGTTTCTGGTGATGTTAGTGGTACGTCTAGTGCAGGAAGTTTATCACTAACCTTAGGAACTTCCGGTGTTACTGCTGGTACTTTTGGAGATAATTTACATCCAGCTATTATTACAGTAAATGCTAAAGGAATTGTTACAAGTGCCTCAACTGGCACAACAACTTTAGGAACAGGTTCAGTAACTAATATAGCTACTGGTACTGGTTTAACTGGTGGTCCAATAACAAATACTGGCACTATTTCAATGGGTACATCTGGCGTTACACCAGGTACTTATATGCAAGTTACTGTTGATGCTTTAGGTAGAGTTACAAGTGCAAATACTCAAGGATATACTTGGGTTCAGATTTCAGGAACTACACAAGCTGGTACTACCAACACTGGGTACATTCCACAGAACACAGCACTAACTACATTTACATTACCTACTACTGCAAACGTAGGAGATACAATTCCTTTTGTAGGTAAAGGTACTGGTGGATGGAAAATTGCACAAAATGCAGGACAAACTATTCATTTTGGAACTAAAAACTCTACAACAGGTACTGCTGGTTCTCTAAGTTCCACAAACCAATATCATTGCGTAACTTTAGTCTGTGTTACTGCAAATACTGATTGGGTAGTTAGCAACTCTGTAGGAAATTTAATTATTATATAAATTTTATTTTGACTTTTATATGTTTTTTAGGTAATATTAAATATATAAGAAACATATAAAAGTCAATTAAAGCTAATGACTCTACAAAATAATAATGAAAATAGTTTAAGTGTTAATTCTGATGGGTTTTCTATTGGTGCAGGAACATCCACAAGAACACTTACTTTGTCTGGTGCAGATTTCCCCGTTTTATTAGCTTCTCCTTCATCTAATAATGTTTTACGATATAATGGAACAAATTGGGTTAATGGAAATACGCCTTTAAATATAACTTCTAATTTCACTTATATAAATGGAACTTTAGATTTAGGAACTTCTTTAACAGTTTCTACTAATCAATTCACCATTTTAGGAAATTCTAATTATGGATTACTCCATTTAGTGTCAAGTGGAACTAATCAAGAAGCAAGTGTTAGTTTTTGGTCTAATAATGTTGGTTCAAATGGTAGTGGAGCTTGGGATGTTGGAGCTAATGTGGTTCCTAGTTTATCTGGAACTGGAAATCTTAGTATTTTCAATTCTGGCTTGGGTGCTTTTTCATTAATTATTAATGCAAATAATAATTATATTTCCATAGGAAAACAAGGTTCTGCTTCTTATCCATTAGATGTAAACGGAACAATCAATACCTCTAGTATCTATTCTATAAATGGAACGGCAATACGATTAGAAAATTTAGCCAATGTTGTGACAGTTAATGAAACTATTGGTGATGAGTTAATGTTCAATGGAACAAATTGGATTAATTCACCAAATTTATCAACAAGCTCTTCAGGAACAAGTACTACATCATCAACCACATTTCAAAACAAAATTAATTATACAACTGGAAGTTTGCAGCCAGGAATTTATCAAATTGGATGGAGTTACATATATAGTTATTCAACAGTTGCGAGAAATTTTGCAGCACAAATATTAGCAAATTCTGGCACAGTCTATACCCATACATCATCGACAAATACTGGTGCTTTAGGTGCAGGTGCGGTAGGTAATTTGCCATCATCTGGCTTTGTTAATTATACATTAGCTTCTAGTGGTACGTTAAATGTACAATTAATGTATGCTGCAACAAATACTGGTGATACTGCAACGATTGCAAATGCTTATCTTGAAGTTATGAGGATACAATAAAATGCTAACTTACGAATTTAATTGGCTTAGCTTTCCTATAGATTTGGATAAATTAACAGCTTATATGATAGCAAATTGTACTAATTATAACAGTATGACTTGCAATGATTCTGGTTGTACAATTAACTTTAATACAGATTATTCTACTTCAGACATTACCATATTAACAAATTATTTAAATGGTTTGACTTCTGCTAATGAAGCTACTTCTATTGCGTTAAATAATATCACCAATGAAATTAATAATTATCGAGATGGTGTTTTATACAATGGTTTTACTTATACTGATGGTTTAGTGTACGACAGCGATTCGGTAAGTATGACAAATGTCACTGCTACATTGACAATAATTAATTCAGGTATAACGCTCCCATCTACTTTCACTTGGAGAACTGCTAATAATAGCAATCAACCTTATTCAAATTCTACATTTATTGCTTTTGCTGGAGCAATTTTTATGTGGGCAGAAGAAGTTTATGCAGCAAGCTGGACACATAAAGCTAATATTGCTGGATTATCCACAGCAGATGCTATTAACTCATATAATTATAAAGCTAATTGGCCAGCTAATAATTATAATTTATAATTTTTTTAACGTCTCTACTATAATTTTCTATTTTGTGATTAACTAATAAAGTATCTTTAAGATTAAATTTTTTTATTAGCGGTTTATAGAGGTGTTTAATTAAAAGATATAATATAAAAGGGAAAATTATTTTTCTAAATAATTGTATTTTTGATTCTTCTTCAACTGTTTTTTTCCAAATTATATAGGTTTTTCCAATAGATATAAAACCAAAAAAGTTTAGTGGAAGTAATGGCACTATATCATATTTTCTATTAATGTGAATTATTCTTTTTTCATTTATATCTAATTCTTGATGTGCTATAGAGCAGAATGAACCAAAATAAATTCCTTTAGACTTAGGTATTCTTAAATTTGCTATTTGTCCACAAGCTCCCCCCAAGCTATGACCAGTAAAAATTATTGATTTATCTTTATGTAAGTTTAGATAATCTAATATATCATTCCATACTAAATCTAAATGATTAGCTGCTCCAGCATGTATAATTAGGTTAGCCTCTTTCTTTTTTAATATATCAATATCATCTATAATATCAGAAATTTTATTATATTCCGTGCCTCTAAATGCAATATAGACATTATTACCTTGCGTACAACAAGTAATATGTGCATTATCCCTTCTAATAATAGAAATATTATCAAAATTATTTTTAATCAAATATCTTTGTTGTGTTTTAGGATAATAATAAGAAACCCTGCAAATTTGCACACAATTATATAAAAATTTTTTATCACAATCTATTTTACTAATTTTCTTTGTGAACATTCTTGAAATAAAATTTTCCATAATTACTTACCTAATCTATTTGAAATATTTACAGAAAAATATTGATAAATCAAAAGAATTGTGTTATATTAAAAGATGGGAAACTATTATGATAAGGAACAAAATATATGCCACCTAAAAAAACAAATATTAATACAGATTTAACTGATAAAGAAAAAATTGATCTATGGCTTAAAACAAATGAGGCATCTAAAATAGAAAAAAATGTACAAGGTGATGTTGTACATAAGAGATACCCATTAAGAAAAAAGAAAAAGCCACAAGTTGTAATAGAATAGGAAATATTTTAAATGAAAACTTGGTATAGGATCATCAAAAACGATTTAACTTTAATTCCTGATTGTCTTGAATATTATAATGAAGAATATATAGAAGGAAAAAAAGAGATAAAATTGTTTGGAAATATTGAAAAAGCAAGTTCTTCAATACCTCATATTGTAGAACATAGGTTTAGTCAATTACAAGATATTGAAGCTATTTTAGAATATCTTAATATTCAATATAGAAAAACTCGTAGCGATGTTTTTCAAAAATGGTTTGAAAATCAAAAATCAGCTAGATCATTGACTGCAAGAGAATGTGAAAAATATGTTGATAGTGATTCATATGTAAATGATATTGCTGAACTAATTAATGATGTTGCATTAATAAGAAATCTATATCTAAGTTTGATGAAAGGCATAGATGCAAAGTCATGGCAAATAGGAAATATTACTAGATTACGAGTAGCTGGCTTAGAGGATGCTAGCTTAAATTAAATTATTCTAAATATTGAGAAAAATCTCCAAGATAAGTTACTTTACCTTTTCCTGATTGCTTTAATCCTTTTTTAACAGATTCAAGAGCTTTTTTGTTTTTATATATCCATTGTTCTCTAAAAGGAATTTTCTTAGAAATTTTTAATTGTGATATAAGAAATTTGATAATTTTTTTCATAAATTTATTTACCCAAAAGCATCTAATGAACTTACCTTAACATGTCCTTCGTTTCCATTGGAACACACAAATCCATTATAAACAACTCGTGATAAAACTTTTTTATAGTAATTTTTATGTTCTTCATTTCTGGATATTAACCAAAGACAATCTTTACCATCCCTATATAATCCAGTTTTACTGAATTTATGAGTGACGCTATCCTCATTAAAATTCATACCCTTAAATACTGCCCTATCCGTTCCATTATTAGGATATGATAATAGCTGAGCATAGATTTCATCATTTTTTATATTGCTAATGTACCAAAGACCACCGTAAATGCACTTTACAATATCACTCATATTAAACATAATTTATTTCCTTAATTAATTAATTTTTTATGTTTTGTGTCATAAAAACGATAGCAATTTTTTCTTAATGCAAGATTTCCATTTTTATCATAAACTAAGACTAATTTATTGCCATCATTGACATCTTCTTCTTTGATGTAAAATTTATTTGATATTTTAATCATAAAAATTACCTAAATTTCTAAAATATTACCATTTATATTATAAATGTCAAGAGTTATCTTTTATCTATTAATTTTTTTATTCCCATTTTTTTATTAAAGCGTCTTTTACCACTTCTAAAGTTGGTGGTTGAATCGTTATAATTAAAAATTGGTAATCTTCAATAGCACTTCTGAATATTGGCTTAATATCAGAAAATTTTTTACCTTCAAATCCTGGTAAAAAATTCGTAGCACTTAATGCAAATTCATTGTTTAAAAACTGATGAACTGAAGCTATCAATTTTCTTCCTTTTGTAATGATTTTAGCTCCTTTGTTATCTTCAAATGTGTAGATAATAGGTAGAGGTATTCTCATCAATATTGATTGAATCACTTCAGATTTATAAAGCTTATCTTTGAGATTTGTGATAGGTTGATCAAAAATCAATCGTTCGTTTTTGATCATTTCATCAAGTTTAAAAACAGAAATATAGTCTTTACTACTTCTTACACGATTTATCTTTTCAGACATAAAAATTACCTAAATCTTATTTATTATAATATTAATATTACCATTTTTATTATAAATGTCAAGAGCTATCTTTTTTAATTTTGCATTTTCTATAAAAATATAGTACATTATTATAAAAGAATAATAAAGGAGAAATAAGTTGGAACTTTTTCATGTAACAGAAGATATTACGTTTAGTATCCCTTTCGACACTAATACTGTATCAGTTTCAGTTCAAAAGCCAAGAGATAAATTAGATGTAAAAAGTATCTACGTTTCAACTGGTGCATGTATTGAGATTTTTAAATCACAGATTCAAGCAACACCACAAGAAAATCTGCCTAAAGATTTCAAATTTAAAATTTTAGACAAAGCAACAAAGAATAAAATATTTGGAATTAAGAATTTTCCTAGATTTTTAAGCAATTTCGATAGTAGTGTTTTTGAAAGTGAATATGCTTATACGGATCCAACTAATTTTAAAACTATTCCCACTACTCCTTTTATTCCTTTAGAAGAAAAAATAAAAGATATTAATAAAGATGAAATAAAAGTTTTTATTATAAATGGCATGGGTACAGGATTAGGAGACGGTATCGTTGGACTTACTGCTTTAAATATTTTCTATAAAAGACTAGAAAAAAAATATAAAAGAATAACTATAGATATAGGTCAGCCTAGTATTATTGGAGATTCTAGTCATAAAGATTTATATAGTCAAGAATCCATTATCAATAATTTAAGTTATCTTCCCATAACCGTAGAAAAACTTTTAGAATATGATTTAGTTATGGATAATTCAGCAATGATTATTCGTGACAATTTTCCAAAAAACACCATGTTGGATTTCTTTTTGGAAAATTTGAGCATAGATAAAAATTCAGTACCATTAAAAGAAAAACAAAATTGGTTACAACTTAGTTCAAATGCTCTTGCTGCGTTAGAAATGCCTTTTAGGTTAGCAAGGCAAAATAGCTATTTGGATTATCGTAATAAAAATAAATTAATTCTACTCCATACTTCAGCGAGTAGTCCAATACGCTCTATCCCAAGAGATAAAATTAAGCATATTATAAAAAATATCATTGATACAGACAAGGATTACATAGTAATTACTTGGGAAAATTTGGATGATGTCATTAAAGAAATTAATGATTTGCTTGGTCCAAAAAAACATAGGCATATAAATTTTAATTTTTTAAACAGTAGTTTTGACAGATACGTTGCAGCAATAAGTAAAATTGATGCTTTAGTAACTATTGATACCAGTAGTTACCATATAGCCAACTCATTCAATAAACCATCTATTGTTTTGTTTTCTACTATAAATCCTGAATTAAGAATTTCTAATTACCCACTATGTAAAGCGATTGAAGTTAAAGCAGATAATACGTTAGATGGTATTCACGTTTCAGTGAGTGAAGAACATTTAGCAAAAAATAATAAAAATTGGGAAAATTTTAATATAAAGCAAATAGGAACAGAGCTTAAAACTTTATTGAAATTAAAAAACAAAGAAGAATGTCCTATTATTATATGTCCTACTTGCGATAGAGATTTATCAAATAATAGACCATCTGATAAACTTGGAAATAAGGAATTATTTTATTGTGATAGATGTCACTATGAATTTAGAAATAATAAAAATATAGATTTTTCTTATCATAACAATAATATAATTGAGAACGCTAAATTACAAAATTTAGATTTAAGACTTAAAGAAGTAGTCAAAGAAGAAAAATATAAAACAGTTATTGATTTTTTGCAAACTTTTAAAGGACATAACCTAAACCTACTTGATTATGGATGTGGAATTGGTGATTTAGTAAGAATTTCTACCAACTTAGGATATATCGCCTGTGGTTACGATACAGATAAAAATATAATAGAATTTGGAAAAAATTTCTATAATCTTCAAAATCAATTATTTTACACTGATAATACATTACTTGGAAAATATGATGTAATAACTTGTGTTGAAACATTAGAATTTAATGATTATCCAGTTGAAATAATTAAAAAATTATCAAGTCAATTAAAAGATGATGGTTTTTTGGTTTTAGTGACTAATAATTTAAATACGGCAGAACATAATTTAGGGATTAAAAATAGATTAATATATACAAATGAGATTGCTGCTTTTGTAGATAGACATAGTATAACCTCTCATAAAGAATTGGTAAGTACAGTATATGATTTGAGTCCACTTTATCAAAAATCTTCTGAAGTCAACAGTAATATTATAGAGCATTTAAGATACCCTATGCCAAATGTTACTGTAAATGTGAATGACCAGATTGTAACGATTGATGGAAATAATTTAAAAGCATTTACCCATGAATTTTATGCTCCCTTAGCAAAGGGAATTGAAAATGGTGGAAAATTTATAACCACTATTTTCCAAAAACATAAAGCAATATAGCTTGACAATCATTACATTTCGTGCTATTCTTTATTATAAACAAAAATAAAGAGTGTTTTTATGCGGAAACTTTTAGTAACTCGTGGTATTCCTGGTTCTGGGAAAAGTACTTGGGTTAAAAATCATAACCTTGAGGCTTGGACAATAAGTCCAGATTCTTTAAGATTGCTTTTTAGAAGCCCTGCATTTAATGAAAATGGGAAATTTTCTATAGATAGTGCAAATGATCGCAGAGTTTGGGAATTACTATACGAATTACTAGAAGAAAGAATGGAAAGAGGCGAATTTATTGTAATAGATGCCACTCATAAAACTAATGGCGATTTTGCTAAATATCAAAATTTAGCCAGTAAGTATCAATATCAAATAGCTTGCGTTGATTTTAGTGGTGTAGAATTAGAAACTTGTTTAATTCAGAATGCCAAAAGAGAACAATATAAGCAAGTTCCAGAAATTATTGTTACCTCTAATTATGATAAAATAGTTAAAAACAATCTACCAAAAAATATTTTAGCTATTGATCCTAATGATGATAAAACATTAGATAAATTCTTATCGCTTCCAAACGTAAATTTAGATAATATGAAAAAAATTCATATTATTGGTGATATTCAAGGATGCTATACCCCTCTTAAAGAATATTTTACTGAAGGATTAAAGGCAGATGAATATTACATTTTCACTGGCGATTATATTGACAGAGGTATTGAAAATGGTGAAACCTTAGAGTTTATAATGAAAGTAGCTCAAAATCGTAATGTTACTATGCTTATGGGAAACCATGAAAGGCATTTAGTTCATTGGGTTGCTGATATGAAATGCAAAAGTGATGAATTTAAAAACCATACTTTACCACAATTAATAGAAAAAAATATTACTAAAGAACAAGTAAAAAACTTTTTATTTAAACTTAGAGATGCGTTTGCTTTTAACTATTTTGGAAAAAACTATATTTGTACACATGGTGGTTTAACTTCTATACCTTCAAATGAGTTACAAAAATTTTCTTTGATTACATCAAAATCATTTTGGAATGGCGTAGGAACATATTCTGGCTTAGCAGATGCACAATTTTCAGAAAATACTAACCAATGGACGCAAATTCATGGTCATAGAAATACCCAAAATTTAAAAATACTAGCTTCGCAAAATAGTTATAATTTAGAAGGTGGTATAGAATTTGGTGGAGAATTGCGAATAGTAACTATTGATAATGCTGCCGTAACTCCTATTGAAATTCCTAATTTAGTCTATAAAAAATTAGAACAAAGAGTTAAATCAGAAAATAACAACATAATTGATCCTCTAAATGATTGTCTATGGTTCAATGAAGTGATACATTCTACTAAAATTTCAGAAAAACTATGGAATGAACTCAATAACCATAGTTTAATAAAAGTTAAAAAATTAACTGATACACCTCATATTTCAAGTTTTAGCTTTACTAGAAAAGCATTTTATGACAAATCTTGGGATGATATTAATGTAAAAGCTCGTGGATTGTTTATTAATGAAAAGCAAGAGATTTGCAGTAGGTCATATAATAAGTTTTTTAACTTAGATGAAAACGACAGTCATAAATTGGTAAATTTGGAAAAAATATTAAAATTTCCATTAACAGTAATGCTTAAAGAAAACGGATTTTTAGGGATAGTAGGATATGATAACATTACAGATAGCTTGTTTATTTCTAGTAAAAGTACAAATGATGGTTCTTTTGCTGAAAAATTTAGAGAGATTTTCAACGAAACGCTTGATAAAAGTCAGCAACAAACATTAAAAAGAGCTTTGAAAGATCAAAATGCTTCTGCTATATTTGAAGTAATCGATCCTAATTTTGATCCTCATATTATTGAATATTCTGAATCTAAGATAATCTTATTAGACATAGTATCCAGAACTGAAAATTTCCGTAAGGTAGACTATAAAACTTTGGTTTCTATAGCTAAAAAACTTAATTTAGAACATAAGAAACAGGTGTGCGTTTTTAGAGATTTTAAAAGTTTTAATGGTTGGTTAGCTAACCAATTATCTGATAACGAAAAAAGAATAGAAGGTTATGTAATTGAAGATGCGAATGGGTTTCATTTCAAGATAAAAATGCCTTATTATAATTTTTGGAAAGAAATGAGAAGCATTAAAGACAAAATCATTACTATGCGTGAAAAAGGGGTAGAAGTTAAAGTTTCTCAACGAAACCCTACAGATTTAGGCAATAAAGTAATTAGTTTTCTATTAACTCAAGATAAAGAATTCTTAAAAAACGATATAATTACCATTAGAAAAGAGTTTTATAAACTTTAATATTTGACTTGTACCAAATAAAAAGGTAATATTAAAGAATAAGGCTTGAAATTATTATTTTTAATTAACAAAAAGGCGGCTTACATGACGAAAAATATATTTAGTGATTTTGAAAAAACCTACAGCAAAAAACATCAAGTTGAGATGAGTATTCAGGAATACTTAGAAGGCTGTAAAAAAGATCCAAGTATGTACGCAAGTCCAGCAGAAAGACTTTTGAAGAGTATAGGAAATCCAGAAATAATCGATACAAGTAAAGATTTACGATTGAGCAGGATTTTTAGTAATAGAACTATTAAAGTATATCCAGCTTTCAAAGATTTTTTTGGAATTGAAGAAACTATTGAAAGTATTGTAGGATTTCTTCGTCATGCTGCTCAAGGGTTAGAAGAAAAAAGGCAAATTCTATATTTGCTTGGACCAGTAGGTTCAAGCAAAAGTACATTGGCTGAAAGAATCAAACAACTAATTGAAGAACACCCAATTTATGTACTTAAAACTAAAAATGAATTGAGTCCAATTTTTGAAAGCCCTCTTGGTTTGTTTAACAAACATAAATTTGGAGAACAATTAGAAAAAGAATATAAAATACCAAAAAGGTATATTACTGGTATTTGCAGCCCTTGGGCAACTAAACGCCTTGGGGAGTTTGAAGGAGATTTGTCACAGTTTTCAGTAGTGAAACTTTATCCAAGTCAGCTTGAACAAATTGCAGTAGTAAAAACTGAACCAGGAGATGATAATAACCAAGATATTAGTAGTTTGGTTGGTAAAGTAGATTTGAGAAAACTAGAAGAGCTTTCACAAAATGATTCAGACGCTTATAGCTATTCTGGTGCATTGTGCAGAGGTAATCAAGGAATACTTGAATTTGTTGAAATGTTCAAAGCTCCGCTTAAACTTTTGCATCCTTTGCTTACTGCCACACAAGAAGGAAACTATAAAGGCACTGAAAATATACCAGCAATTCCTTTTACCGGTATGATTCTAGCACATAGTAACGAAAGTGAATGGCAAAATTTTAAAAATAACAAAAACAATGAAGCATTTATTGATCGTATTTGTGTAGTCAAAGTTCCTTATTGTCTTCGTGTTGATGATGAAATTGAAATTTATAAAAAATATCTAAGTCATACAGATTTAAGTTCTCATCCTTGTGCACCACAAACTCTCGATATGCTTGCTAAATTCACAGTTCTAAGCCGCCTCAAAGAACCTGAAAATAGCAAGCTCCCTTTAAAAATGAGAGTCTATAATGGTGAAAACCTTAAAGAAGTTGAAGCAAGAGCTAAAAGCTATCAAGAGTATCGAGAAGCTGCTGGCGTAGATGAAGGTATGAGTGGTATTAGCACACGTTTTGCTTTCAAAGCGTTGAATAAAACTTTTAATTATGATACAGCAGAAGTTGCAGCGGATCCTGTGCATTTGATGAATGTACTAACTGATAGCATTAAGCAAGAACAATACCCAAGTGATTATGAAGAAAAATTAATTGGGTTGATTAAAGAAGAACTAGCTCCAGAATACACTAAATGGCTAGGTAAAGAAATTCAAAGAGCATATATTGAAGAATATCATGGTTATGCACAAAATGTTTTTGAAAAATATGTAGCTATGGCAGATGCTTGGAACCAAGAAAATGATTTCAAAGATTTTGATACTGGAAATATGCTTGATAAAGAAAAAGTCAATCAAGAGTTAGAAAAAATTGAAAAACCAGCAGGAATTGCAAACCCTAAAGATTTTAGACAAGAAATTGCTAGTTTTTGTCTAAGATACCAAAGTAAAAACGCAGGAAAATTACCTGTTTGGACTGGTTATGAAAAAATGAAAGAAGTTATAGAACATAAAATGTTTTCTACTATTGAAGATATTTTGCCAGTTATTAGTTTTGGTACTAAAAAAGATAAGAAAACAGAAAACGATCATGCTGGATTTGTCCAACGTATGACTGATATGGGTTATACAGAAAGACAAATTAGAAGACTTGTCGAATGGTATGTGCGTTCAAGAAATAGTAGATAGAATGAAAAAATAGAGAAGTTATATTGATTATAACTTCTCTAACCTTACAATTAAAATTTTTTGGTAATGTCCAATGACAACAACTACTATTATAGATTCAAGAAGCAGTCATAACAAAAGCAAAAATGCTAATAATAGAAAACGCTTTATTGATCGTGTTAAACAGCAAGTTAAAGAAAGTGTTAGTGATAGCATTAGAAAAGATAAGCTATCTGATTTAGCTAAAGGTGACAAAATAAAAATAAAAGTTAAAGATACTACAGAACCAAAATTTGGTCAAGATACTAATACTGGAAAAAATAATATAATATTACCTGGAAATAGAGATTTTAATAAAGGCGATAATATTCAAAGACCACAAAATGGCAAAGGCGGAAAACCTAAAAAGGGTGGTCAAGGAGAAGATTACGATGATGGCATAGAGTTTTTATTAACTAAAGAAGAATTCTATGATATTTTGTTTGAAGATTTAGAATTACCAGATCTTGTTAAAAAAGATATAGCAGGAACCACTGTATTTCAAACTGAAAGAAAAGGATTTACTACTAGTGGCAACCCAAGTAACTTAGATATTATTCGTTCTAGTAAAAACGCTATGGGAAGAAGAATAGCATTAGGAAGAATAGGAAAAACTAAACTTAAAGAATATCAGACAGAACTTTTTTCTTTGTTAGAAGAACCTGCCAAGAATAAATTAAGAATTTCAGAATTAGAAGAACTTATTAGGCGTGCAAAAGCAAAACAAGCTGCTATTCCTTATATTGATCCTTTAGACGTTAGATATAGAAAATTTGATAAAACTCCAAAACCAATTACTAATGCAGTAATGTTTTGCCTTATGGATGTCAGTGGAAGTATGGGCGAAACGGAAAAAGATATTGCAAAAAGATTTTTTCTACTTTTATACTTGTTCTTAACTAGAAAATATGATAAAGTAGAAGTAATATTTGTAAGACATACTACAGAGGCTCAAGAAGTTGATGAAAATAAATTTTTCTATGATAGACTCAGTGGAGGTACTGAAATAAGTTCTGGTTTAACGCTAATAAATGAAATTATTGATTCTAGGTTTGACATAAGCAAAACTAACATTTATGTAAGTCAAGCAAGTGATGGCGAAAATTGGGATGCAGATAATTATAATTGTTTTCAACTATTAAAAGATAAAATATTACCAAAAGTACAATATTATGCTTATATTGAAATTTTAGAAAATATGCCTGGTAGATTTTACAATTCAAATGATGATGCTTTGTGGGCAACTTATCAAAAATTAGTAAATCAATTTAATCATTTTAAAACTAGAAAAGTATATGATAAATCACAGATTTTTGATGTATTTAAAGAACTATTTGCTAAAAAATCTTTAACTTTAAAGTAAGATAAATGAAAAAAAATATAACAGACAATAATGAATGGACTTTTGAAAAACTTGATTTTTTTTCAAAAGAAATAGAAAAAATAGCAAGAGAAGAATTAGAACTTGATCCATATCCAATTCAAGCACAAATTATATCAGCAGATCAGATGATTGATTCTTATGCTTCTCACGCTCTCCCAGTTCATTATGAACATTGGAGTATTGGTAAAAAGCATATTATTGAATCAAATAATTATGAAAAAGGTAAAAGTGGGTTAGCTTTTGAAATTATTGCTAATACCAATCCTTCTATTGCCTATCTCATGGAAACAAATACTAATGTAGTTCAGGTATTAGTATTAGCACATTGTATGGGACATTCACAATATTTTAAGCATAATTATATGTATAAGCAATGGAGTCAAGCAGATTTTATCGTAGAATATATGAAATTTGCTAAAGATTATATTAAACAATGTGAGAATAAATATGGTTTAGAAGCAGTAGAAAAAACTTTAGATGCAGCTCACGCTTTGCAATATAATGGAATTGACAAATATAAAAGAACAAATAAAACTTCAAAACAATTAAAAGAACAAACCCTTGCTAGACAAAAATATAACCAAACGTCTTATAATAGCTTATGGGATAATATATTTTCTACTAAAAATAAGTTAGATAGTATTAAAACTCCTAACAAATTAAAAGAATTAAATGCACAATATAAATCTCAAATACTTCCAAGACCAGAAGAAAATTTATTGTATTTCTTAGAAAAAAATAGTCCAGTACTACAGACTTGGCAACGTGAAATATTAAGAATAGTAAGAAAAATAAGTCAATATTGGTGGCCAGCTATGTCAGACAAGGTTACTAATGAAGGGTTTGCTTGTTTTACGCATTATTACATTATGAATCGGTTATACGAAAAAGGATTTTTAACTGATGGTGAAATGATTGAATTCTTTAGCAATCATGCAAATGTAATTTTACAGACTTTTCCAGATTTTAGAACTGAAGATGAAAAGAAAAGAGATAGAGCAAGAGGTAAAGCGGAACCATATGCTTATAATGGAATAAATGTTTATGCTTTAGGGTTTGCAATGATGCAAGACGTTAAACGCATTTGTGAAAATCCAACTGAAGAAGATAAAAAATGGTTTCCTGATTTGATTGGGAAAAATTGGAAAGAAGTCATTATTCACGACATTGTACCAAATTATAGAGATGAAAGTTTTATTAGACAATTTTTAAGTCCTAAAGTAATTAGAGATTTTAAATTATTTGCTATTCAAAGCGATGAAGAAAATCCTAATTATTATGATGTTTTAGATATTCATAACCAAGAAGGATATAAAAATGTTAGAAAAATACTAGCAGATTCATATGATATTAATACTAAATTAGCAAATATTCAAGTAACGGATGTAGATTTTACTGGAGATAGAAAATTAACTTTAACTCATTATACAATAAATGATCAGCTATTAAATGATGATGTACTTAATGTTTTGCATTATGTAAAAGAACTTTGGGGATTTGACGTAACACTAAATACAGTAAATCGTCAAAATGAAACTTTAGAAAATTTTGATACAGAGAATTAAGGATTTTATATGCTTTATTTGCTTTTAGTCTTTTTAATGAGTTTTATGTTATGTAGTCTCATATTGCTTGGGATAGTCATATTTGTGAATAGAGCTATAAAAAAAGATTTGATATTAAAGAAAAAAATTTTTGAAGAACACGATTGCACAGCTCCCCATGTTTCAGAAAGTTATGTAGTAAAAGGCGGCATGAATGATCCTGTTTCTGGAATCAAAAAACGACCTGTACCTCCAAAAAAATTATTATAAAAATTTTTCTTGACTTATGAGTTTTATGTGCTAAGATTAAACTGTTAGTTCAAAAAATAGGAGTTTTTATGATATATTCAGGCGATTTGGAAATAGGAAAAAATGACAAAAAATGATTACAGTCACATTACTGAAGTGACAGGTGATCTTTTAATTTGTAAAAAAGGTCAGCTTACCCAACATTAAAAAAGTGGCTAAATAACTTTATATTTTTGTTAACGCTGACCTACCTGCTCTTACTAATGTAGGAGGAGTCATTATTATTGATGAAGTAGATTTAATTGCACCTAAACTTAAAGTGGCTTAAATGAACATTTGTACCCTTAGCTCAGCAGGATAGAGCATCAGCCTTCTAAGCTGAATGTCGTGGGTTCGACTCCCTCAGGGTACACCAACCTTACAAAAATTTTGATAGTGTTAATTTCAAATGCTTAATAGCTTAATTATGATTATTTATGAAGTTGGAAACTATACAATAATCTCTTAGCTATCACCATCATAAATACATGAAGTTTTTGTTACAATAGGATTAAGTATGGATTTTCTGGAAATCATTCAGCAACGGGGTTTTCTGCATCAGGTAACGGACGAAGCGACATTAAAACAGGCATTTACACAGCCTGTTACTGCCTATATTGGTTTTGACTGTACGGCTGCCAGCCTGCATGTCGGTAGTCTGATGCAGATTATGGTGCTTCGCTGGCTGCAAAAATGCGGACATCGCCCTATTGCCTTAATGGGAGGAGGCACGACCCGTATTGGGGATCCTTCAGGAAAGGATGAAACCCGCAAGCTCCTGAATGACGAAGATATTGCTACGAATATGGCAGGCATTAAAAAAGTATTCGGTAATTTCATCCAGTTTGAACAGCAGGGCGGTAACGCCCTTATGGTGGATAATAATGACTGGCTGAAAGACATTAACCTGATTAATTTTTTACGGGATTATGGCAGGCATTTTTCCGTCAACCGCATGTTATCCATGGATAGTGTGAAATTGCGGTTGGAACGTGAACAGAATCTCAGTTTCCTTGAATTTAACTATATGGTTATGCAGTCTTATGATTTTGTGGAGTTAAATCAGCGGTTTGATTGCCGTTTGCAGATTGGTGGCAGTGACCAGTGGGGTAATATTGTCAACGGGGTGGAGCTGCATCGCAAGGTAAATACTGGAAAGCCTGCCGTCTTTGGCTTAACCACTCCGCTGATTACCACCGCTTCGGGAGCGAAAATGGGCAAAACGGCGAGCGGTGCGGTGTGGTTGAATCCCGATTTCCTTTCCCCCTTTGATTACTGGCAATTCTGGCGAAATACGGAAGATGCGGATGTGGGTAGATTCCTGCGATTCTTTACCGAATTACCGCTCGACGAAATTAACAAGCTGGAAGCCTTGCAGGGTGCAGAAATTAACGAAGCCAAGAAAATACTGGCGAATGAAGCAACCAAACTGGCTCACGGGGAAGCAGCAGCACTTGCAGCCGCCGAAACGGCACGACGTACCTTTGAAGAGGGAACAGCGGGAGCGGATTTGAAAACTTATGAGGTGGAATCAGAGCGATTGGAGGCAGGTATTCCAGCCTCCCAACTGTTTCATGAAGCAGGGTTAAAGGAGAGCAAAGGAGAAGCAAAAAAACTGATTGAAGCAGGCGGAGCCAAAGTCAATGACGAAAAAATTACGGATGTCCGACTGCTAATTACTAACAAATATGTATTGCCTGAAGGCTATATTAAATTGACAGCAGGCAAAAAAAATCATTTATTGATAAAGGTTAAAAATTCAAATAAATATAATTCATAAGCTAATTCCGTTAGGGTAAAGAAATGAAGTTATTGGATTTATTTGAGTCAGTTAAAGAAGCTGTTTTATATCATGCAACAAATTTGGAATGTATTAGTAATATACTAACTTCAAATAGTTTAAGAGCAGATACTAATCATATTGAAAGTCTTATAAATCCAAGTTTAAAAAGCAACAAAATGATTTCTGGTGTCAGTCTTACTAGAGATAAAAAATTTGCTGATGAATGGGCAGACGTTATTCTTGTATTAGACTTAAATAAACTAAGACAAAATTATAAAATTAAGCAAGTTTCATATTTTAATGATGGTGAAACCGTTGACCGTACTGAAAGTGAAGAATTTATTATTGGTAATATCAATAACTTAGATCGTTATCTTGTTGATATATATTTTCCTAAGAGATTAGAAAAAAATTATACGAATATTGCATGGGTCGAAAAAAATATAAAACCATACCCAAAAGAATACGAAGGCTGGAAATCATTAGCTAACAATAAATTTTTTAAGAATAAAATTAATGAAAGTCTATTAGAATCAAAAAGTGCAAATCTTTATCATTCGACAGCTATAAGACATGCTATAAAAATAATTGAAGAAAATTATATAAAAGATGCAACACCGCATATAATTAATGATAAAACACAAAATGGCGTTTCCCTTACTAGAGATATAAACTTTGCAAAATTATGGAAAACTGATTATATTCGTGTTATATTCTGTTTTGATCAACAAAAATTATCTCAAAGATATAAAATATTACCTATTGATTATTTTAGCATAAATGACATAGATGAAGCAGGCAATGATGATATAATTGCTGATGAATTCAGAAGGAGAGACAAATATGCAGAAGCAGAAGAATTTGTAATTGGTGCTATATCGCCTGTAGATAAATATTTGAAAGCAATCTATATAACACAAGACTGTAAAAAATATCTAGAAGATGGTACTAGAAGTAGTAACCCTAGCGTAATTTTAAATCATCCAAAATTAAGAATTATTGACAATAAAATGGGTGTAAGAGTCAATGAAAGCAATAATCAATTAGAATTTCAAGAAAGAATGATAGCAGCTCAAGAATTAAAAGATAAAGTAATCGAAACTCGCCAAAAATTACAAATTGATGGAAATGGCTATATTACTTTATACCATGCAACTAGCGAAAAAAATGCTCAATCTATTATGAATAATGGAAAGTTTCATAGCCAATCTTTTTTTGCTCCATCAAAGGCTCAAACTTTACCTCATGCAAGGCCAAAACATGGTAAAGATACAATAACAATTTCAATAAAAGTAGATCCAAGAGATATTGAATTTAGTACAGGTACTGGTGAATTTTACTGTCCGCATGAACTTATCCGCAATGAATATGGCATTTGGGAAACAACTTCTCTATGAAAGTTAAAGAATTACTAGAACAATTAACTATCTTAAATGAAAATAACAGAGCAGATATTTACCATTCGACTCCTTATTATCATGCAATAAGCATTTTACAAACAAATATTATGCGAGCAGAAACCTCTCATAAAATTAATGGTAAAAAAGTTTATGGATGTTCTTTTACTAGAGATTTAAACTTTGCAAAAAATTGGGGGTTTAGAAGTAATTTGCCTATAATTTTTGATGTGGACTTTAACAAATTAAATCAAAATTATAAGATTACACCAATAAATTATTTTAATCAATCTATTCCAAATGATAAAGAATCTGCAATTTTAAGACAAGGTGCTGAAGCAGAAGCAGAAGAATTTGTAATTGGCAAAATATCTAATTTTAATAACTATTTAAAAGAAATTTTAATTACAAAATTAACTCATATAGCTTTACTTGATTTAAAAAACAACGGTGATGATATTGATGATAATAATATTTTAAGAGCCGATCTTTACACTATTTTAAATCATCCAAAATTAAGAATTATCAATTAAATCTTTATTTTTGATTAAAATTATGCTATAATAAAGCATATGAGTATTTTTCAAGATTTTATTAACAGTGTATTGCCATTTGCTAAAAATAAACCAAATGGTTGGAAAAATGTAAATTGTGTTGCTTGCATTCACCGAGGCGAAACCACGCCAGATCAAAAATTACGTTTAGGATTTCTCCACGAACCAAATGGTTCTGTTAGGATTTCATGTTTTAGATGTGCATTCTATGCTAATTGGTCTCCAGGAATGCTCATATCAAATAAGTTAAAACAACTTTTTTCTTGGCTTAACATAGATGAGGTCGAAGTTAAAAATTTAGAGTTAGGTTGTCTAAAGTTAAAAAATGATTATGACATTTATGAAGAAAATAGTTTTGATGATGAAGTAATAGATTTTAAAGTTATTCTTCCACCAAAAAGCAACTCTTTTACTTATTGGAGTAACCATACAAATATACCAAGTGAGTTTATTAACAGTTTGGAATATCTAATTAATAGAAATGAAAAGTTAATATATTGGTTTAATGATTGGAATTGGAGTCCAGAATTGCCAAATCACATTATAATGCCAATATATCATTACGGTCAATTAGTTGGTTATACTGCAAGAAATATTGATGTAAATTCTAACGCAAAATATTTACTTCATAAAACAGAAAAAACACTCTTTAATATTGATTTAGTAACACACCCTACTAGAAAAAAAATAATATTAGTTGAGGGTCCATTAGATGCTATTGCCATATCTGGCGTAGCAATATTAGGAAATACTATAACAAAACATCAGCAAGATATATTAAAAGGTTCAGATAAAGAAATTATAGTATTACCAGATAGAGATGCTGGTGGTCAAAAACTTATAGATTCTGCTATAAAAAATAATTGGAGTGTTAGTCTTCCAAATTATGATACAAGCTGTAAAGATGCTTTAGACTTGGTTAATAAGTATGGAAGGATAATGGCGATAAAAATGATATTTGACTCCGTCATATCAAATAGTATATTATTAGATATAGAGAGAAAAAAATGGTAAAAAATGAATAACGATCTAGAAAAACAGCATTTAATAATAGAGGCGTTACTCTCTAATAGTGAGCTTTATGGTAGATGCCAAAGCATTATAGAACCTATTTATTTTCATAAGCAATATCAAAAATCTGTTAAATTTATTAAAGAATTTACAGAAAAATACAAAGCTATGCCTACAGTAGAGCAACTTAAGGCGGAAACATCAACTGAATATGTTTTATTAGGTGAAATTAATAAAGAACATCAAAATTATTTTTTAGATGAAATTGAAATTTTTTGTAAGCAACAAGCATTAACCCAAGCTATATTAAAAGGTAGTGAACTTATTGAAAAAAACGATGGCGGTGCTATAGAAAAACTTATTAAAGATGCTTTATTGGTTGGTTTAACGAAAGAATTGGGAACAGATTATTTTGATAATCCAAAAGAGCGATTGTTAAATATGAAAAATTCTAATGGAAAGCTAAGTACAGGTTGGAAAACTTTAGATAAAGAATTATATAACGTAAATCGTAAAGAAATTTTAATATTTTGTGGCGGATCAGGTGCAGGTAAAAGTGTAGTATTGGCAAATATAGCTATTAACATGGCAGCACAAAATCTTAATTGTGTATATTTTACGCTTGAACTAAGTGAAGAATTAGTGAGTATGCGATTAGATTGTATGATTGCAGGCGTAAAAAGTGCAGATGTCTATAAAAAATTAGATGATGTTGATGCAAAAGTAAGAAAAACTGGAAAAATATCAGGAAATATTACTGTAAAAAGAATGCCATCAAACTCAAGAACTATTGATTTACGAGAATATTTGCATGAATATAAAATACAAAAAGGATTTAATCCAGATGTTATCATTGTAGATTATATTGACATTATGATGCCTAACGATAAAAGAATATCCCCAAATGATTTATTTGTCAAAGATAAGTACGTTACAGAAGAATTAAGAGCATTAGCTATTGAGTATAATGCTTTCTTACCAACCGCCTCACAATTAGGTCGTAGTAGCGTAGATAGCTCAGATTTCAATCATGCACATATCGCTGGGGGTATATCAAAAATTAATACTGCGGATAATGTAATAGGTATTTTTAATAGTGCAAGAAGCAGGGATAGAAGTGAAATTGAATTCCAACTTATGAAAACTAGAAATAGTGGTGGATTAGATAAGAAAATAACTTTGCATTATGACATAGAAACCTTAAGAATAACTGATTTAGACGAAACAGCAAATTCAGTTTCTTCACAAAGCAATAGCGTTTTAGACAAAATTCATAATAGAGCAGTTATAGATCAACCAGCAGATATGAAAGAAAATTCTTCTAATGGAAGTTCACCAGAAAATAGAAGTGCAGCTTTACAAGCATTATTAGCAAAAACTAAAAGATAATTTTTATAAATAATCTTTATGAAAGTTAAAGAATTATTACATAAATTTAATATCTTAAATGAAAATGGTAGTAGAGCTTATAATGCTTTACATTTTGTAACAGATTTTTCAAAAATAGAATCTAAATTAATAAAAAATCCTGATGAATATAAAAGCATTTCAAAACTTCCAGTTGAAAGCGAGGCATTTCAAAAACTTAATAGAGATGAATATAAGCAATGGATAAAAGATGATGGTACTTTAACGCCTTTGGGAAAAAAGAATATTACTAATTGGATTGAAGAATATAATTCTAAATTACTTAAAGATACAGAACAAACTCAAAAGACTCAATTTATCAATAAAATTTTTAACCAATATGAAAAACAAATAAAAAATTTTCATAAAGAACAAAATATTGATTTTACACCATTACCTGAAAAAGATTTTGTGGGTGGAAAACCAATATACAAATCTACTAAATATTTCCGTGGGCAAAAACCTTCTGAATATCGTTTGATAATGGTTGGGGATGAGCCAGCTCTTGCCAGAAAAGCAGATCATTGGGGGGCTTTTACTTCAAATATAAAAAGTGTTGAAGACGCCGTTAATTCTGGAAAATATACAAAAGAGGAAGCTGAAGAATTACAATTACAAGACCCATTTGGAAGAATAGGATCAAAATTACATAACTGGAATTTAGTTGGCAGTGACAACACAAGTAAAAAAGTACAAATAGGCTATGTAAAATTAGCTGATATTTTAAAAAATAAATAAGATATATAAAAGTTAAAGAATTATTACATATTGCTTAATGCTTTTTCAATTTTAATTTTTCTATCTTTCATTATTTTAGGAAATTTGCCTCCTAATTTTGCTTCTTGTTCATTATAATCTTGAAGTAAATCTATTAATTGCTTTTTATTTAATCTTGTAGGATTATTTTTTGCTTCTTCAGATTGATATGATTCTTCCTCTTTCATTCGCTGATACTCAGAAAAAGCAGAACATGAAGAATTAACTCCTATTCCACTTATCTTATCAATTTCCCAATCATGAGAATATTTGTTCAAATATACATCTATTGCCTTAGATGCTTCTTCAGCAGTGTTAAAAACTCCAAGGATTTCTATAGTTCCTTTTTCATTTTCATGCCTATAATCAGCATCAATGCCCCAATAAGTTACAACAAACATATAAATCTCCTAAATTTTGTAATTTCACAGTAATATATTTATATGCGAAAGTCAACTAAAAAGTTTTGTTTCAATTTTTGCAATATATATCTTGGCTTTTACATATTCAGTCAAGGTTGGTTTTCTTGGTTTATTTTTAAGTGTAAATTTGCAAGATTTTAAACTTTTATTGCCTTTACTGTGATTACAGCTTTTACATGATGCTACACAATTATCCCAATTACTTTTGCCTCCTTGACTAGAAGGTATTACATGATCAACTGTTAAATCCTTTTCAGAACCGCAATATTGGCAAATAAAAAAATCTCTTATTAGGATATTTTTTCTAGTAAAACTTACTTGTGCTTTAAAAACACTTTTAACAAAATTGGTTAATTTTATTACTTTTGGAATATTAAATGATTTGTTACCTTCAAAATTTTGAACAAACACATCAGATTTTTCAACAATTTCTGCACGTTCTTTTAGTAATAGATTAAAAGCTCTTTGCCATTTTATTAATGAAATGGGACTATAGTCGCTATTTAAAACTATTACTTGACGTGTTGTCATTGCAAATCTCAACAATATAATTATATAAATTCAATTATATCAGAATTTATATGCTTAATCAAGAGATAATTAAACTTTTTTTACAAATTCAAGAAGTTGATGTTTAACAGTTAACGCATTGGTTTTAGCTTCATTAAAACGGGTTTCTAGTAAAGCGTCTCTAGATGTATCATTTTTTACTTGTCTACTAAAACTTACTGCATCACTATAATGTTTTTTGTATTTGTCTTCAAACTCAAGTATTTGCCTTATTTGTGGAGAATAAAAACTATGTCCACCATTTAGCATTTTGGTTATTGCGTTTGCACCTTCAGAAAGATGTAATCCTTCTACAATTTTTTGTCCACTAACTTGATCTGCAATAGTGTATCTTGTTTTTCCTGCTTGATTTGCTAAAGGAAATACTGCATACTTTACACTTTGCATAGCAGTTGGAAACCCAGAATAATTTTGTTGTTGTGGTGCTTGAGGTTGAGCAGCATATGTTTCGTAAAGATTTTGAGAGTTTGCCGTAGGAGCATGATAATAAACTTCATTTATCATATTTGATGATGCTGACATATTGGATGCCATACTTCTAGCAATATCTTGGATACAAGCATCAAACCCTGTTAATGCTTTCTTGATGTCTTTTCTTGCATCCGCATCAACTTGATATTGCTTAAAGTCTAAATTAGTATTAAATGATTCATTAATTTCCATGATTGACGTAACTCCTTGTATTTTACTTTACTTTATTTATAGCTCTTAATTTCTCATAGCTTGTATTAATTTTATATCTACTATTGGATCTAACACTACAATTTCTCCATTACTATCTTGCATAAAATTTCTAGCTCCTAAATCAACACTTAAATCATCTGGATCAAAATTAAGTAAAAATTCAAACATTTCAGTTAATATGCTATCTGGATATGTTTCAATAAATTTGTTATATAAATCTATTTTTGCATAACCCTTATATCCCCAATAAGCATTACTATGAAATTTATTCCAAATATCTATTTCTCTATTAACAATTTTTTTATTATTTGCATCTAATTTATATAATTTAGGAAGTTTTAAAACATAAACAACAAAATCTCGTACTTTAATTTTAGAATGTCCTAAGGCTTCCAAAGTGTCAACATGATCTCCTAATCGTAAACCCATATAACCAGTTAGCCAATCTTGTTTAAATCTATCTCTAGTAAACATAGTTACAGTTCCATCACCATTATCAAGAACTAAGCTAGTCATTCCTTTTCCCAATTTTGGTAAATTTTTATATATTTCTGGAAGACTTTTATAATGAACAGCACAAGGAACTGCTTCGTTAATTTTAATTATTGATTTTTCTATTAGAGATTCCATCATCTGATGAAGACTCATTTCGCTTTCTTGAATACCAACTGCACCAAAACCATTTAGTTCTGCGTGTTTTTGCATCAATGCTATAGGAGTCATATTTAAAGTATCTTGAATGACTTTAGAAGTAACTGGATCAATAAGTCCTAACATCATTCTTCTTTGCCAAGCATTAAGCTCACATATTAAATTTTTGCTTGGGTTTCCAGATTTCATTTCATGAATATTTTTTACTGCTTCTAACACTTCTGGATCATCAACCCCATTAGTAGTATTATAAATTTCATGAACTTTTTCATTATCTTCTTGATTAACAGCATTTGTTAAATTTACAAGTTCGGATAAATCAAGTTTTTCTAAAAAATCATGAACCAATTCATCAGAAATATCTAATATATCTTTAAGTTTTTCGTTAATATCGTTTTCCATTATAAACCTTTTTTATACCTATTTATGTTTATTTTCAATTTGTAATTTTGGATTAATGCTATAAAAATCTTTCTTACGCATTATTGTTTTGGTAACTAAATCCCATTCTTTAGTTCTATCGTTCCATTTTAATACAAAAGGGATATTTAGTAAGGTTGAAATATCACTAAAAACAGCCTCAAAATCATTTGGTGCATAAGATAATTGCTTAGCATATTTTTTATATGCTCCCACAAATATTTTTGTCAATTCTTTATAAGTTATAGGACTTATGTTTCGTGGATCAAAAATTCTTTCTTTAAAATGATTAGAAAAAATCACATCAATATTTGCTTTATGAAATAAATTATCAATTTCTTTCTCAAGGATTTTTAATGATTGAATATTGATGGAATCTTTACTTAAAACATATTCATTAATTATTTCTTCTGATTCTCTCATATTTTTGGTAATAACTCCAGTTTTTAAAAACTTAAAAAAAGAATTACCTCTTAATTCATCATGATTACTTAACTTTTTATCATTCAAAAATAAAACTGCATCAGGAATTTCTCCATTTTTTTCTAATGATTTATAAAATAATGAAACTCCTCTAGCTATAATGTTTGTTCCGTTTCCATCTGCATAAAACTCACCTCCTTGATTACCATATTCATAACCAAGCCTTACCCAACCATGTTCATAAAAATCTTCTATAACAGTATCACTATATTCTTTTCTTTGATAATTTTCTTTTTCATTTCCACATATTTTTATAAAGTCATCATTTGACACATAATCAAAAAGATATTCTGTGTGATGAAGACCTTCAGGTATTAAATGTAATTTTCTATTAACGGAATCGTACCATGCTTTATAAGTGTCAATTCCATTAATTACACTTTCATTTACTGATTCTTTTTGATATACTTTTTGAACATTATCATCTAAAATTTTAATAGTTCCATTTGCAATTTCTTGTCTAAAATTTATTTTTATGTTTGGATCAAACTGTCCTATCCAAATGTTTGGAATATCTTTTAACGAATATTTCCTACTCCAAGGTGATAATCTTATTGCTACTTCATAATCCTTATCACCATTCTGCATTGCTGCAAATGCTCTTGACCTGCCATCATGCCTATCAACAAAGCCAGTAGGTACATCTATATCTAAAAAAGGATGTATAGTTATTTTGCTATTATCAATATCTTTTTGGTACTGTTCTTTTGATAATGCCTTATCTTTAACCATATTCAGACTTATGCTATGCTCTTTATAGCTTGTGGTTAAATCTAAAAACATTTTAGGAGGCATTGTAATGATAATAGTTGCTTTTTCATCCAAAGCATTTCTTTTTTGTTTTTGACTTAGGTTATATTCTAGTAACTCAATAACTTTCATTTTATAAATCCTTCAATAAAAGCACTAGCTTTTTCACTTTTTAATTTATTAAGTAATTTATAAGCAAATAGTTCTGCAAACCATTCTAAATAATCAGTTTTTGAATATTTAGTTGGAAAAAACCCTAAATCTGAACTAGATTCTATAAATCTAGATAATTCTTCTCCATTATGAAAAAGACCCTGATTAAGGAAGTTTTCTGGGTTAGATACTAAAGTTAATTGATTATTTTCATCTTGTGAAACTAATATCATTTTAGATGGATTTTTACTTATCACAACAAATGGAGAAGCTGCTTTATATTTTTTTACCATACCTTGATAAGTTATAATATCACCTACTTTGATATTTTCTAAATTATTCAAAGAACTATCGCAATTTATTTTTATAGAATTTACAAGTTGATTAAATTTTTTTTTAATTTTTTGTCTAGCTTCTTCATTTAGAAACTCATAAAAAAACTTATGACCATATTCATGAATTAAAGTTTGTACAGCATTTGGGATTGCTTTAGCGTTATTGTCTATTTGAATATGTTTAGAATTAGGATAATAACGACCAATAGCATTCCCGCTAATGGGAGAAACTAATATTTTTGTTTTAGTTAAATATCCTAAGTTATTATTGATTAATATATCATTTGCTTCTCTAATTAGATTAGATATTTCTTCTATTTTATTAGCTTTAATATTATCTGGAAATATAATCTCAGATTCTCCTACTTTTTCAAACTTTTCAATAGTTTCGTCAAAGTTAATTCCTGATATTTTAAAAACTACTGATGGAGGCAATTTATCTTTTATCACCAATTCTTTAGATAGATTTTTAATATTATTGAACTTTTCAATTTTTATTAAACCTATTTTTATAAAATATGATTCGCTGTTTTCTAAATTTTCTTTAAAAGTTTCTAAATTGCCTGCTGATTCTAATATATATGGGTTAATTATTGGTAAAATTACTCCATTATGCAATGGTATAAATTTGTTAGCATGAGTAGAATTCCATTCTTTTAATTTATTAGAAGATATTTTTATCAATATTAAATTGGTTGATTGTGCAATTGGTTTTTTATCTAGAGATATTATAGATGTTATATTATTTCTAACATGTAAAGAAACTGCAAAATCTCCGCCTTTATAAAGTCTATATGTAAAAGAAGCTGCTTCTAATAGTTCAATAACTTTCATAAATTAAACCTTTAACCATATTCTATCAATAGTACCAATAGGTCGTGGGTTAAACACTATATATTGGAAACGTAACCAGACATAGTTACCATCAAAATTGTATATATCCATGCCTGTATAATTATTATATTGAATGTTATCAGTATTTGTTGTTGGATCTATTGGAATATTAAACCAACCACCATTGCTAGTATCAGGATTTTCTTCTAATGAACCTTGCACATAAAAAGTTCCACTAAAATTAGTAGTTTTAATACTAAAAGTTTGTAAAGCGGTGTGAATATCCTTAAATGCACTTCCAGGAAATCTACTTGTTACAAATGTCACACTTAACGGCGGATTGATATTATTGAAGTTTATCGCAGTCCAATCTTTTGGTAAAATTAGTTTGCTGGGAGCAAATTTTGGAAAAGGTGCATCTAATAATTCAATTTTACCAGTTACTTCTTGATCTAAAGTAGTATAAAATAAACTTTCTGTACCATCATCATTATTGACTAAAGTAATACAATATTGAAAAAACCCCGCACTCCAATCTTCAATATCGCCAGGTGTCAATTTTAAAGTATAAATTCCGTTTTGTTCATCTGTGTTGACCAAAAATCTCGTAAGCATTAATTCATCATTGTATGGATTAACCACTATACATCTAACACTTTGCCCTAATATCTTTACAGGTAGCCTATCAGAATCTTTTAGAATAAATTCTATATTGTTATTGACGTTACGAAATATTTTTATATCTTTATGATACATAGGATCGTTCCATTTTTGACCTACAAAGAGACATGCCTCAACTTGAATTTGGTCTTGATATAATACAGCTTTTGTTGGCATGATTTTTTTCTAATAAATAAAATATTATACATTAACATATATTTATATTTTAAGCATGTCACAAGACTTAACATTTTTAAAAGAACATTTTCCATTTCTGACAGTATTTAATTATGCTAATACAGAATATGTAGGAGTTGTACAGAATTCAAGCAAATCTGTCACTAGCGTTTATATTTTTAACAGAATTGTCTTAGATGAACAAAAAAAGAAATTTCTTGATCTTGCCAATATATGGTGGAATGAAAGCAATAGGAAAATACCTATCAATTTGTTTTTTAAATCAGATTTTGATGAATTTTCATGTTTTGTTCTTACTTTTATTACAAAAGAGATGGAAATAGTTAGTGGGCATACGGTTAGTATCCAAAATCTAAATAGTAAAAGAATCAAAAGAAAACGAACAGAATTACATATTTTAAAATAAATATAGTTAAATAATTAGTAAGTAAAAATATGAAATACATTGAAATTTTAACAAATAATCTATCTAAAATACAAGAAGCTAGAGTACCAGGACTTCCTTATAAAGAAGAACCAGTAAGTAAGACTAATCCAGTTATTGATAGAGTTATTCTTACTTTAGAAGCCAAAGATAGCGAATTGATGACTAAAATTGCTTTAAAATATAAAAAATTAGATAATATTCAAAAAGCAATAGATAAACGCCGTAATGAAATGAACACAAAAGTTAAAGAAAAAATGTCTGAATTGTTTGATGCAGAAGATGTATGGAGAACAAGAGTAATTGAAACTATAAGTGCAACTATGACTTTAGCAAAACGTAGCGAAGGAACTGCTGCTAAACCAGAAGAACATATCGTAGTAGTAGATTATGAAAAAGTATCAAAAGAACTTTTAAGTTTGATGGAAGGTGAGCTTTTAAAAGCAGGTGCTTCTATATTACTTAAATATACTAAATTTGAAACTTTACCAGCAATACCCGCACAAGAACCAAAAAGTCCTAGTCTTTTAGTGAAGCCAAAAACTAATAAAGCACAAGATGCTGTGAGAGCAGAAAGCATAAACGAATCTATTAATTGGAAAAGCATTAAAGAATGGTTGCATAGTTATTATGAATCATTCTTGCAATGGGGATTGAATTACGATAAAAAACTTAATAAAATCAAAGAACAATTATCTTAGTTTTTCTGCAAGTAAATTTAGCTTAGTTACTATTAATAAAGAATATGCAAAAGCATGAGAACGCTTAAAAGCATAACCTTTATTGTCTTTCTCCCATACTTCCTTTTCAATATCTTTCCATGTCTTATCAGCTAAATATGCTTTTCCAGGTCTAATGATTGCTAACAACATTGCTAATTGTTCTATAGACTTAGGATTTAATTTTTTAACTAAGTGATAGTGATTACTAATATGCGGAAGTTTTTTAACTATTTCTTTATCCAATAGCATTTCCCAATTTGGTTCTCTCTTTGATAATTTTTCTATTTGTTCATTTGAAGAAAAATTACTATATGCACTATTATTTAAAACGTCTATCTTGATATAACCTAAGTTTTCTGCTTCATTAAAATCTATACTGCTCCAACCAGTTACTGGATCAATAGGAATATCTTGAACATATATTCCACTATTATGCGGAATAATCTCTTTGCTTTTTATTTTACTAGCAGGAACATGACTAAAAATAGATAAAACATGCTTTCTATCTAACACGTCAATGTCAATATCTCCATAATCATTTGGATTATTCATTTATTTTTTTCTCTAATCGTTGAATTCTGCTTAAAAGATTTTCTGAAAATCTATCATCTGTAGTAGTTCTTTCTTCTAATTTTTTATGTTTCATCAAATTATTAACTTGCGAGCGTAAATTAGTAATTTCTCTTTCTTGGTTTTTAATTTTATTTTCTAATATCATATTAGATTCAATTAATTGCTTCAAGTATAGCTTTGTGTTTATAACAAAATTTTCACTAGCGACTTTTAATGTAATATCTCCTTGTAACACTTCTACTAAGTGTTGACCAGATTTTAAATTATTCAATCCAATAGTATTAATTTTATACTCTTTATTAGGTGCAGAATTGCTATAGATTGCACCAATTATTTCATTTTCCATTCTACATATCCATTTCTTTAAGAAGTTCTTTACATTCTGCTATTTCTGTTTTACATTTATTAAATCGCAAAGACCATGCAGAATTATCTAATAAGTTTCCTAATAGCTTATATTGACTTGAATCAAATCTATTTAATAAAGTTTCACTTTTTTGGCTAGTAAAGAATAACCAAGGGCTAATTCTACCATTTCTCAAATTATCAATTACCCAAGTAGTAACTGAATCTTTATAAAAATCTTGCAATTCGATATTTTTTATTTCGCAATATTCTGACATAAATTCTATCGTTCTAACCACTGCAATAACAGGATCCTCTTTAATCAAATATATTTTTAAAAAAGTTTCATATACAGATTTTTTTGACCAATCTTTGATTTTAAAGTTACCTAATACTAAATATTCGATATAGCTATCGCAATCAAATATAAGCTGTTCATTTAGCCATTTACCAAAACTAAGGAAATCACAGTATAATTGACTGTTAATAAAATGTTCAAAACTTATTTCTCTATCATTAGTAAGTTTATAAAAAAGTTGATAAGTACGAAATCCCATTACACTATGCTCATTATCTTTGTCTTGCCATCTCATTTTTTTAACACAAGAATGAGCTATTATACTAGATTCTCTTAAGAATTCTTTGTTACAGAATGAACAAAAATGCTGAGATTTCTTATTTGCTTTTGGCATTTTTAAACTGCTCAACTAAAACTTTAATTTCTTTATCTGATAAGGCATAATCTTTAGCAAGTTTTACAAAAGATTCTTCAGAGGTAATCTTTATGAAAACTTTAAATTCTAAGTCATTCATGTTTGGATTTACAATTTTGACAAAATCATATAATTTTTCATTAAAAAGTTTTTTACTTACTGGTATCCACTCATGATATATCTTTTTTCCCAAGCCAACAATAGCCATAAGTCTATGCTGTAAGTCTGGAAATTTAGTAAGTGTCCAAAAATCTTGATTTACTATCTCATTAATCATAGTTAAGTAATACTCATGTAATCCGTTTTGATTAGATGCACTGCTTAAAAACCGCATTAAAACTAACGGAACATATTTTTTTTGCTGTTCTGGTAACAAATTGTCATAATAAAATCTTTCACGCATATCAATAGCTGTTAGACATTTAGTTAAGTCTAATTTTTCTTTATTGAGAGCTTTATCTACTAAATTATTTTTCATATATTTCTATCGTAACATAATTATTGATTTTTTTCAAATTTAATAAATACTATTAGATTTTATATTTAAGGAGTACATCGTGGGAAAACCTATTAATCCAAGAAACTTTGGTCAAACTGGAATTCAAATTAATTTTTGGAACGGTTCATCTGTTATTACTGGCTATATAGTAAAACAAACTGGAACCAATCGTTATAATGTTTCTAACGACAATGGAACAGTTACTGATACTGTATATTTGCAATTAGCAGCTCCTAGTGCTGCTGGACAAGGTCAAATACCCTTAGCTTTATTTGGTGGTGGAACAGCATATGCAAGTGTTGTACTAACAAATTTAGTAAGAACATTTGAAGACTATGAATTGGCTTGGTCACTTGGTGGAAGTCCTGTTGATGCAAACCATTGTACGATTACTCAAAACTCTTAAAATTTTCCTTTATTGTATTTTTGTTAAAAATGCCATCATTAAATTGGTGGCATTTTTTTTATATAAAACTTTCTAAATTAAACTTACCTAGTTTTTTTTGTTGAGGTTCATTAATTATAAAAATGCAATCTGGAGAAGCATTATTATTAATTGGAACTAATAAAAAGTTTTGGGGATTTATTTTTGGAACTGTCCAATAAACTTCAGTATATACGTTTTTTGGTGTAATTGGCATAAATTTTTGCATTATACCTTTTATAGGATTATAAGTTAGTGCACAAAAATTTCTAGTATTTATTTCATGAACTTGTACAAGTTCTACATCACCTGTTTCAGGATCTCCTAGCAAGATACTCCATTCACATGGTATTTTTATAGAATAATTACCTATGCTAAATTCTATAGCAGCATCATTAAAAGTTTCTGTCATTACTAGCGGTCTAAAAAAATAATCAGGATTGTTTTTATCGCTAAAATCAAAAACGCTAAAATGAACGCTATCATTTAATACGGATCTAACTTGATTTAAATCAAAAATAGTATTTTCATTTGTTAATATGTACATTATTAATTACTTTTAATTAAAATTTTATCATTGTTATATATTAACATAAGATAAAAGTTAAGTCAAAATTAATGTTTAATAATATTCATGTGTTTTTCTATTATATGTTGAATTAAAATCATTTGTTCGTGGCTTAAAGTGGCAATTACATCAATAAGTGGTTTTGATATTTCATAACTTTCTTTAGTTACTTCCGTAAAAACCAAAGCCATATATTCTTTTTCGTTATGTGGCAATGAAGTATAAAAATAAGTACAAAAATCCAAGAACGCAAGCTGTTCAGGAGAAAACTGTTTAACAGAATCTTTTAAATTTTCTTTTATGTCTATTTTCTTTTTAAACCAGCTCATCAGTTTCCTCATTAAAATTTTTTTCAATATCATTTTTTAATTTATAATAGTCTTTAATTATAAATTCGTAATCTGAAAAATTTATGCTATAACAATAATTTTCCAAAAATGTTAATTTTAAATAGTTAAATATTTTCATATTTTTACAAGAAATATATAGTAAATTTTCTTTTTGAAATGCTTTATAATCTTTATCATTAAAATTATTTTTGAGATAATCTAAATTATAATAATATTTTATTGGGTTTATTAACTTATTATTAACTTTTACTAAGATAGGATATTCCTCTAAAATTTCTAATGACTTAAAAAGATCTGTCTCATTGAAAATATCTCTAAAAATATTATTTTCATGTTCAATTTTATTTAAAATCCTTACTAAAGATCTTCCTAAACACAATTTAACAAACAATTCTAATAGTTCTTGCTTTTGAGTAATAGAAAATCTATCGTTTAAAAATACTAATTCTCTTGTTTCAAAAAGAATTTTTGTTCCATTTACCATTAAATTAACTAAAAATCCTAAATTATCTGAAGTTCCACATATTTCTTTTGTTTTTTTATCACGCACCGCATAATAATTTGTAAGACAGATTAGTCTCTTTTCATTTAATTTAATATGTGGAATAAATTTGCTCATGTTTTCTACTATAAAATAAAATTTTAATCATGTCAAGGAAAAAAATTTATTGACAATAAATTTATATTTGATATGATTATCAAATAAACAAAGGAGTTTTAATGATAGCCGTACATGTTAAAAACCATTTAGATCAAAACAGTGAATGGGAATTTTTTGGTGTTTTTACAGATGCAAAAGCAGCATGTTTAGAAACAACCAAATTAAAAAGTTATTTTGAACCTATAATATGGAATGGGGAAGACATTAGTACCTATGAACCAAAATTTAAATTTTCTGCTTGTAATATTGATGAATCAAGGATGAAAAAAATAATTAGTACTATTTAAGAAAATTCATTAGTATCAATTTTATTGATACTAAATGGGAATTTTTGTTCTTTGTAGAACTTTTTTCTTTCTGTTAAATGCTTTTTACTATATTTAGTGGTACTACAAAAATCATAAATTATAGCAAAATCTTTATCAGATGCACGCCTTAGACTTCTACCTATACTTTGTATAACCTTTACAAAACTTTTTCCAGCTTCTAAAAAGACAAGATTGTAAATTCTTGGGATATTAATACCCGTGGAAGCTACACCAAAAGTTGCAATTATTATTTTATTGTTTTCAGTAGCAATTTTATCATATTCTTCTTTTCTATCATCAACTTTAACAGCTCCGCTAATAAAAATACTATCCTTAATAATACTTTCAAGATACTTTCCAGTCTTGATATTCTGCACTAATACTAACGTATTTCCGTCTTCACTTATAACATTAACAAATTTTGCTAAAACATTTAATCTTGTTTTATCACTAGTTAAAAAAGCAGTTTCTTCTTGGTAAGTTCTAAAAGTTGCTGAACTTTCTAATTGCATAATTTGAATTTCACAATTACTTAACACGCCAATCGCTTGTAAATCGCTGGCTGTAATTTTATTAATTACGTTACCTATACATGCAGAAATGGCTATTTTAAGATGTTCTTCTTTAGGTAAAGTTCCAGTTAATCCCCATCTAATAGGAACATTTCTAAAAGCTCTGGTTAATAAATTAGTTAGACAAGCCGCAGAACTATTATGTGCCTCATCTACAATTACAGCAACTACATCATCTACCATATCATCTATAGTATAATCACAATTTTCTAATTTTGATTTTTTTTGTAGCATTTCAAGACTTTGCCAAGTACAAATAGTATGCTGCTTTCTAAGGTCTTTTTGATCTCCAAAATAAACACCTACATCTATGCCAAGTAGTAAAAAGTCTTCATGTGTTTGTTTAACTAATTGTTTATTAGGAACAATTAGTATTGTTTTGCCAAGATGTTCTACTTGTTTGCATAACGTAGCAGATAAAATAGTTTTACCAGCAGAAGTTGGAACAATTTGAACACCTTGTAAATTTTTAAGACACGCATTAACCACTTCTACTTGATGTGGCATCAAAATTATTGGTTGATCTGGTCTTGTAGGATGATTAGATGGCCATTTATTATTAGAAATAACATTTTCATCTATAGGATTAAAACTTATATTATGAGAAATTCTCAAATCATCTATGTCAATAGCGTAATTATCTTGTTCAATAAGTGGTATTACATATGATAGTAAATTAATTTGTGTATTACCACCTACTGAAAAATAGGATACTTTACCATCCCAGCGTCCTAATCTAACACTTGGAAGAAATCTTGCATTAGGAACTGTAAATTTTAATGCAGCTACACATTTTCTAATAGTAGCTGGCTCTAAACCAGTTAATTTACAATTCACTTCATCAAGAATAGTAATTAAACATTTTTTCATAGTTATTCTGTAGCGTTGCCAAAAACGTGTGGATGATCTTTCATTAACATATCGAGTTGTTCGTCAGTAATGTTTTTTCTAAATTCTTTAAATTCTCCACTTTTACCACTATAAGCATATCTATTACCTTCTTTAATTAGAATCTTATTAGATTCAAAGAAATCAAAAAGTCCACTATATTCATCCATGCCTTTATCAAAGGGTATATTGATAGATACTTGTTTAAAAATAGCTGAATGGTTAAATCTAGTTTTAGTAACTACACAAACAGCACGAATACCGCTTACTTCAGTAGTTTTATTTCCGTCCTCATCTTCTTTTAATTTTGATTTTCTCATTGCCAAAATAATAGAAGAAGCATACATAAACCCATTACCTCCACTAACCACTGGATCTGGAGAAAACATATTTTGACTACTATAAGTATGGTTAGTTGCAACTACTCCAATATTAAACCTAGCCATTTTTCTATTACAAAAATTAACCAAATGCTTTAGCGTTTTTGCTTTCCTTCCCATATCTCCTTTTAAATCTCCAGTTTCTGCCTGATTTATTTCAGTTATAGTCATCAACATTCCTAGAGAATCAATAACAAATAATACTGGAGGTTGTTCTTTTAATGGAAGATTTCCGTGATCTTTTTCATATTCATCCATAAAATCAGAAATAAATTTACTGACATCATCTACCATGGTTATACCAACTTTTAAAAGTTTTTCTTCGCTGGTATCAACATCAAGAGCTTGTAACCATTGTTCATCTATTGCATTTTCAGTATCAATAATAATAGTATAAATGCCTTGTTTTTGAGCATTTCTTACTATGTTACCACTAGAAATAAAACTTTTCCCTGAACCACTTTCACCTGCAAGCATGGTAACTCTACTCATAGGAATTCCTTTATTGAAATCTCCACTTATCAAATAGTTAAGTGTATAATTTCCTGTACTTATCCATAGCTCTGGATCTGTATCAAATCCTACGTTGATACCCTCAATATTTTTTGTAATAGTTTTTCTAAATTTGCTTACATCTAATGCTTTAGTCAAATTAGCCATAGTTTTATCTTTCTTAAACTTAAACGAAAAAAGAAACAGTACAGCATTAACTATACTGTTTCTTTATTATTATCTTAGTTTTGTTTATTAGCTCTTAATTTTGCCAAAACATCTCTAACATCTTTGGTAGGCTTTTTAGCTTCTTCTACTACTGGTGCTACTTTTGCAACAGGAGCTGAATAAGATTCTTCAGTTTCATATTCATCTGAAGAAGTTTCGACTACTTTTGGTGTATATACTTTTGGTTGAGAAGCAGTATTACCACCATTATTATTCAAGCCATATGGTCTAAAGATTTTAAATTTTTCTTGATCAAATAGTTCACCATTAATACTCGCTTCAAACAATTCCATCATGAGCGTTAGATAAGTACTATCTGGTTCCTTTGACAAGAATTTAGAAAGATCAAATAATCCGTATTGCTCAATAGCTTCACGCTCCGTTTGATTTAGACTTCTTGGCTTTCTTGAAAAACTACTATTATCATAGTTTGCATATTGACCTTGTTTAGTTTTAACAATTCTAAAATCCAAACCATTATCATAATCAGTAGGTAGTACATCTTCCATATCAGGATCTTTGATTGCAGCAATAATTTTATCATGCAAGCTCTGATTTAGAACAAAACGTCTAATTGGATTTTCTGGAACATTTTCCTCCTTAAGAACGCTGTTACATACAAATCCTTGGTAAATGTAACTTACTTTTCTATAATAAGTTCTAGCCAATGCTTTTTCTGCATCAGTACCATTCCACCAATTAAGACTTTTTATTTCTTCTTGAATTGGACATTTTTTATTAAAGGTTTCTGGACAAGTAATAGATACTTTTAAAGGTTTTTCTATACTTGCACCCAAAACTCCAGGAAATGGAAGATTAATAGTTTTTTTAGAAACATGGAACCAGCCATTATCAGGATTACCATCTGGTAAAAACCTTACATGTGCGGTTGAGTTATCTGGAATGTTCCAAAAAGGATAACTAGCATTATCGCTAGTATTTTCAAATTTTTTCCCTTTATTAGTTTCTTGTTCGATTAGTTTTGCTCTCATTTGAGCCAAAGATAGTTTTTCTGTCATAATTAATTTGCCTATAAAAATTTGCCTATAAAAATTTGCCTAGATGTACCACTTTCATCGTACAACACAATATATAATTAACATATATTGAAAAGTTACCTAACATTTTAATTAAATGTTTATCAACTTATATTATTATATTATAGAAATTGGAGTAATTAGTCAAAATTAAAATACATTTTAATTAAAATTAAAGAAAAAGCTCATAATCATTTAAGAATATGAGCTTTTTAAGGTTGAGAGAAAAAAATTTATTATTTTTCTTCTTGTAATAATTTATATTGAATATCTCTAATTTCATAAAAAATATCATCTATATCACTACGGGATTCCACATGACTCCAATCTGGCATTAAATCTAAAAGAGCTAACAAATATTTTTTTGCAGTACCTAATTTTTTAAAACCATCACCCATAACTAAGCTAAACCCATTTGACATAAGAGAAACTTGATACATATTATTTTCTTTAAGATTTGGTTTACCTTTCCATCCAGTGTTAGTAAATCCTTTATGAATAACAAGCCCACCTTTTTGTACTATAATCTTAGCTTCATGTTCAGCATCATAGCCTGCTGGTAACTTTATATGTGTTAGTTTTTCCTCTTTAGCTTCTGAAATTTCTTCAGATTCCTCACATCTTTTTTTCCAAATAGAATTAAGTTTCTGTATCAATTCTTTTTTTTCAGGTGTAGGATTAATTTTATATTCAAATTTAAGTTTTTGAAGTTTTATTAAAATAGCACTATCTGGAGCAGTTTCCCATTTTATTGGTGTCATAACTGCTTCTGTGATACTCATACTGGCTAGTTCCTTTTCAACTTTATCTTTTAATTTTAATAAAGCAGGATCAATAACTTCTCCTGATAATTCTCTTTTAGAAATTTTTGCTAAAAATATTTTTTTATCTAATATTTTTATTTCTTTTACAATTTTCTTAAGTTCATTATCTATTTCATGAGAAGGATTTTTATAAAATTCATTAGCTAATTCATCACTTTTTTTACTTAATGCAGCACGTTTTGAAATTAAAGGATCAATGTCGTTTACTTTATATTCACTTTTAAGTACTTTTTCAAGTTGCTCTTTCTTTGAGAGCAATCTATCATCAACTATTCTTCCTTGCATTTCTATTTTTTTATTAACTGCTGCAAGCATATCTTCAATATCTTGTTTTGAAAAGGATTCATTAATATTTTTTTCTTGATCTCTTGCTCTTTTTTCGTTTTTATCACCTAAGTGTTTATTATAATCCATTGCAGCAAGTTTGGCTGCTTTTTGAGATAAGTAATGTCCTACGACTTTATCTGCCTTTTCTGCATCCCACATTACATATACTGCCCATTTTCCAGCCTTATCATCAAATTCATAATAATAATGTTTTTCAAATGGTGCAGGGAAATCTAAGACTTCTTCTTTAAGATTACTATATGTATCTGTTAGTTTAGCTCTTTCATCGTAAATAGAATCAAGTTTTCTTTCTAAGCTAGCTATTTTATCTTTATTGTTTTCAGTAGCATATAAATCTATTAGTTCTGACAAAATCTCATCACACATTTTTACAAGTTCATCTTCTTTTTTTCTAACTTGTTTTTTACTAATAAATTGACCTTTTTCTGGAAAAGTCAAAACTTGACTTTCAAAAAGTGCTTTATCTTTACTTAATTGATCTAGTAATATTTCATTTGTCATTGGTAAAATTCCTTATAATTTAATTATATTTATTAAAAAATCTAATTAAAAACTCCCCAAAGTGGTGTTTGTCTTTCTTCATCAGAATCATCAACACTTTCGGAAAATTCTTCTCTAATAAAATCATCGTAATTCATTACTCGTTCTAATAGGCAAATAATAATAATCGTTGCCATAACTAAATCATCATGTTCAGTTCCTTTAGCTGCAAAACTTGCACCTTTACTAACAAAATTTTTAAGTTGACTTACCAATGGTCTGCTTGTAATGTGTAATCTGTTTTTTTCTATTAGGCTTTTTAATTTAGCACAGGCTTTAAGTTTTGCAGAATTGGTCATATTAAAACCACGTCTATCTATAGAAGTTCTACCATTTTTTTTATCACTAATATAAGTTCCGGGGAAATTATCTTCACCAATTTCTCTAATAATAACATTAGCACTATCTAAATTGTTCTCTAAACTCCAGTATATCTCACCATCACGATTACTTCCGTTTATATCTTGATTTTCTTGAATATATTTTAGAATTTCTCTTAATAATTTTACTTGATGTTCTATTCCTGTTTTATTATGCTGCCACTCTGCCACTTGAATCATTTCAGGAAGTTGAAAAACTTGTATTGCTGCTGGGTCTCTCCCAACACCCATACTAGGATCTAATGCAACTAAATAGGTTTTATTTGGTAATGGTCTGCTATACCATCTTACTCTACCCATAACAAATTCAGGGTCTTTACCTTTTAATTTAGCTAAACATTGAGCATCTATCAAGGTATCCTCAGATGTTAAGAATACACAAGCATGTTCTCTTTCAAATTTAGTATCATCATTTAATACTGCTCTTTCTGCCTTTTCCCATGCTTCATTTCTTCCTGGATGATCTGACCAAATAAATTTAGTAGCCTTAAATTGATTTCTTCCTACACCATTAGGTAATTCATTACCATATTCATCAAAAGTATTTGTAGCGTCAAACCAAATTTTAGCAAAAGTATCTTCATCACTGCTTGGAGTGCTAGTAATTATACATTTTCCTTTAGAACTGCTTAATGTTGGCCATACTGCTGCAAAGAACTCACGCTGTATTTTTGGGTCAATAACTGCAAATTCATCACAATAAACTAATGATAAACTTAAACCCCTTGCACTATTTTTGGTAGTAGCTCTCGCTAATATTCTACTTTTATTATCAAATCCTACACTTTTTTTGTTATAGTATTCAACGCCTGGCTTTAACCAATTTGGTAAAAGTTCATAACTATATTTTATTCTATCTAATATTTCTATTGCACCTTCTTGAACATTGCTTAATATAAGAATAGTTTGAGTACTATTAAAGATAGCTAACCATAAAATATATGCCATAGAGCAAGTTGATTTTCCTAACTGCCTAGAAACAAGTGTTATATTAGCACGATGATTAATAAAATTATTGATTATTTCTTTTTGAAAATCATAAAGAAGGAATTTTTTATTTCCACTTTCAGAAACTATATAAACATAGTTTTCGATAAAATAAAAAGGATCGCTGGCACATTTTAACAACTCCTCAATCTGATAAGGAGTAAATTCCTGTTTCTGGTTTGCAACTTTTACAGGATTTTCTGTTTCTATTATAACTGGTTGTTTAGGTTTTTTTGACATATTTACTATTTATATAGCAAATATGTCATTATTGCTTTTTAAATCAAATTAACAATTATTTTGACATTAAAATTAATAGTGTCATTGTCACATTCAATATGAACTCCTTTAACTATTAAAAGTTTAGTGAATAGAGACTTTAGCCTTCTATGGTTTTTGCAAGGATAGATAAAAGTAATTTCTGCTTTGTTATCAACATGTTTTTTGTCAAAATTTATAAACATTTTTTGTAATAATGTAATTACTATATCTAAATTTTTCATAATAAAATTTTTTACTTAATCCATTTATCTATTTAAAAAGTTTTAGTACATTCCTCCGCCTTGATTTGGTACTTTGTCTTTTTCTTCTATTGGAGAATCAACAATTACAGCCTCAGTCGTTATTAATAGACTACTAACGCTTACTGCATCTTCTAAAGCAGTTCTTACTACTTTGGTTGGATCAATAATACCTAGTTTCATCATATCGCCATATTCTAAGTTTTGAGCATCGAACCCATAGTTAGTATTTTTATGCCTGCTAACATTATAAACAACTTCGCTAGAATCAATACCAGCGTTAGTTGCAATTTGTCTAATAGGAGCTTCTAATGCTTTTTTAATAATATCAATACCTGCTTGTTGATCTGTATTTTTTGCTTTCAAATCCTTTAATACTTTAACAGAGAACAATAAAGCACTTCCGCCACCTGGTACAATACCCTCTTCAACTGCTGCTCTAGTAGCATGAAGTGCATCATCTACCCTATCTTTTCTTTCCTTTACTTCTACTTCAGTAGTTCCACCTACTTTCAACACAGCAATACCACCAGTCAATTTTGCAATTCTTTCTTGCATTTTTTCTTGGTCATATGGACTTTTAGTAATACTTATTAACTGTCTAATTTCAGCAACACGTTGTTCAATGTTTTCTTTTGAACCACTTCCGCCTACAATGGTAGTTGTTTCTCTATTAATAATAACCCGTTTTGCTTGTCCTAGCATTTCAACAGTTACGTTTTCTAGTCTAGTACCAAAATCTTCGCTTACTACGCTTCCATTGGTTAAAATTGCTATATCAGTTAATAGTTCTTTTTTGGTATCGCCATAACCTGGAGATTTAACTGCAACAAATTTTAGATTATTTTGAATTTTATTTAAAACTAAAGTACTAATAACTTCATTGTCAAAGTCATCTGCAATAATAACTAATGCTCTGCTTGCTTGAGCTATTGAATTACAGATATTAACTAAATCCTTCATGGAGTGAATTTTTTTATCATACATTAAAATAAAAGGATTTTCAAAATCTACCGTTCCTTTTTCAGGATTAGTCATAAAGTATGGACTTAAATACCCTCTATCAAATTGTAATCCTTCAACTATTTGTACTTCAAACTCAACGCCTTTTGCTTCTTCTACAGTAATTACGCCTTCTTTACCTACATAAGACATCGCTTCTGCAATTTTTTCACCAATAAGTCTATCACCGTTAGCAGAAATTGTACCTACTTGAGCAATTTCTGCATTGTCATGAACTGGTCTACTACGTTTTTTTAAATCTTTGATTACTTCTGCAACAGCAAGTTCCATACCTCTTTTAATATCCATTGGATTCAAACCAGCAGCAACTACTTTACTTCCTTCAACCGCAATAGCTCTTGCAAGCACTGTAGCTGTTGTAGTGCCATCACCAGCTAAATCAGCAGTTTTACTTGCCACTTGCCTAATAAGCTGTGCTCCAATGTCTTCATATGGATCCTTTAAGCTAATTTCTTTAGCAACACTAACACCATCTTTAGTTACATGTGGACCACCATATTTTTTAGCGATAACAACATGTCTTCCTCGTGGACCCAAGGTTACAGCGACAGCATTAGCTAACTTTTCAACACCTGCAAGTATTTTTGCTCTTGCATTAACACCAAATTCTAAATCTTTTGCGACCATTTTAATTTTCTTTCTTTTATATTGTGAATTTTTCTATTTTATATGGATCTATGCTGTGAAGACTTTTAAAATATTTAATAGTCACTTTAACACCTTTAGAACGTAAAATTGTTGGTAATTTATAATAATCATATTTTTTTGTTTTTCTATCATAAATTTTATTAGTAATATTAGATAACTTTCTATTATAATCATTTAATTGAAAATCAATATATGTTATTAAAAAACCTTGCCTTCCTGTATAAGTGTGTAAAATAGTTTTACGCATAGTTAAATCTTTCTACTTTATATGGAGGTTCAGACCAATTTCTATAATATTTAATAGTCACTTTAACACCTTTAGAACGTAAAATTGTTGGTAATTTATAATAATCATATTTTTTTGTTTTTCTATCATACATTTTATTAGTAATATTACCAAGAGATAAGTTTCTATTATAATCATTTAATATAAAATTAAAATGAACTATAAAAAAACTTTTTAATCCTTCATAGGGGTAATGACGAAAACTAAAAGTTTTACGCATAGTTAAATTACTCCAATATTACATGTATATCTGATTCTTTTACTATAAGATATTTTTGATTATCTAATTCTAATTCAACTCCAGATGTCTTTGGAAAACATACTTTTTGATTAATTTTCAAATTTACTGGGGTAATAACACCATTTTCATTATAGTTACCAGCACCAATAGCAATAACTGTTCCAATAATATTTTTATCATTGTTAGAACCATTTAACGCAATCATGCCTATTTGTTTAACAGGTTCATCTGGTTTAATCAAAACTTTGTCTTGAACTGGTTTAAAATTCATAATCACTAAACCTTTTTCTTATTAAAAACTATTATTAATATGATATTAAAGCATATCCACAAGAAAGTCAATATTCCAGTTGCTTGTTCGTGGTAATTTCTTAAATGTTCATCTAAAAAGATATATGGCCAAAAAAGATATATGACAGTAATAGCTGGTACGCCAACAAACATGATAAAATAACAAATTATCACATATAAAATATAAAAAAATTCTGAAATTTGTTCTTTCATATAGCTATGCTTCATTAATATATTGGTTGATTTCAAAAATTGTCAATGAATATTCGCTAACTAAATTTAGTTTTTTTCTAATTTCTTCTTTAGAAATTCCGCATTTCACTAAGCCACCAAACGCTTCCATTAAAAACGATGAACTATAACCAATCACACCATCAAGGAATACAGTTATCTTCTGACTATTCCTAAAGGCAGGTAACAATAAAGAATCTCTGAATAACTCTCCACTAAATTCTCCATCAGTTTTATATCTGCCTGCTGGAAATTTAGAAAAATCTTTACTTACATTTATAATAGTCTCTATTTCCCTTGTTTCATGCTTATTATTTAAAAGAGTATCTATTTTTTCTTTTATGCTCTTTATTTCATCCTTAATAATTGGAGAAAATATTTGATAAGCTAGAGATGGCTCATAATCAAGATTAAAAACATTTTCTTTATCAAACGAAAATGTCACCTTAATGTTTGAAAAATTATTTAAATTATTAGATTGTATTTTAAGTGCATTGTTTATATTATTTGAAAGCCTTTCATAAGTAATTAAATTGCTTACTAACTCTTTAAAATAATTCAATTCATAATTAGTTAAATTTTTCATTTATAACTCTTTTGTTAAATTCCACTAAATAATCTAAAATTGAAACTGCTTCATATGTTAGATTATTTAATTTTTCAATTAGGGTTTCATCAAAAGTTTCAAAAATAACTTCTTTTGATATTTTATTACGAATTACCCATGAAGCGGTTTTCATTACCATTTAGGCAAACTTTTTAATTCTAAAGTTCTACCAACAGCCATCCAGTTTGCTCTTTTGGTTATATTTTTGATCATGTGCCAAGATAGGTCAGTACAATGTTCTATCATAAGGAATTGTATTTCTTCACTTGGATTTTCAATATGTCTGATAGCCCATTCTGCATTTATTACAGAAACTATTTTTTGTATTTTTTCGTCATTTAGATGTTCATCTGATAAAAGATCAACTAATGTTTTGTTATGACTTTTTAAAAATTTAAGCAATTTTAATAATTTAGTTTCTCTAATAGTTTCGATATTTTCATTTTTGTAAAAATTAATAACATCAACATCCATGCCGTACATATTTAAAATATAGTTCACTACGGATTGAACACTCTCAAACCCAAATTGTTCTTTTATTTTAAGAAAATCAAATAATTCTTGTTCTACCATAAAATATCTTTCTTTTTTAATTATATAAAAATATTCTATTACATATTTAATCTTTAGTCAAGAGCTATTTTTCAAGACTTGTGTTTAAAATTCTGTTAACTCTCACAAAAGTAGTTCTTTTGCTTAATTCTTTAAGATTTTTAGCTCCTACATAGCTTAAAGTTGATCTTAACCCACCAAGATATTCTTTAAGTGTGTTTTCCACTGAACCTTTATAAGGTACTATAGTTTCTCTTCCTTCACTAGCACGATATTCTTTTATTTCACCATAATGCTTATTTTGTGCAGCATAACTGCTCATTCCGTAAAACCTTTTGCCTAAATATGCTTTTGCTTCCTCGTGACTATAAAGATTATCAACTTCTTCTTTTGTTAAGATTTCGCCTTTTATTGGACTGAATACCATATTTTCTTTTATAACTTTTAATTCTTCTTTCATAACAATAAATTCACCACCACTTTCATCATGACCAGAAAAAACGCCACCCATCATAACAAAATCTCCATTAGCACCAAATGCTTTTCCCAAATCACCAGGTTCTACAATTCCACCATCACTACATACTAAACCATCAAGACCATGTGCGTGATCTGCACAATCAATAAGGCAACTTAATTGAGGTACTCCAACTCCTGCTACTTTACGAGTAAGGCATCCGCTACCACCACCAATACCAGCTTTTATAATAGAAGCACCTGCTAAAATAAGTTCTTCGGTCATTTCACCAGTGCAGACATTCCCAACCATTAAAACAATATTTGGATTTTCTTTTCTAAAAGTTTTAACAAAATCAACAAACTTTTCAAGATAAGCACTAGGAACATCAATACAAACAAAATTTATTTTTTTATTAATGCTACTTTTTACTTTTTCATATTTTAATTTATCTTTTTTACTCATTCCTAGCGTATAAAAAACATAATTGCTTTCTTCTTCACTAATAGAATTAAAAAATTCAATAAGTTCTTCTTCAGAATAATGTTTATGTAATGCTGTGAAAATTTTATGCTTCTTTAGTGAGTGAAACATTTCAAAAGTTCCAGTGCTATCCATATTGGCAGCAATGATAGGAATACCAGTCCAAGTTATATCTGAATACTTAAATTTAAAAGTTCTTTCTAACTTTGCATCACTTCTCGAAGTTAGCAGACTTCTCTTTGGCATTATTAAAACATCATTAAAATCTAACTTAACTTCATTAATAATTTGCATTTTTATTCCTTTTTTTCTGCAAGAAGTATTCATTATATAAATAAATATAACTAAATAGTTTCCAAATTTATGAGTGATTTATGAATTTGGAAACTATTTTATTTGCTTCAATTACTGCTTGCATAATGGCTTGTGGTAAAGTAATTTCTGTTCCTTTACAAAATCCACCATATGCAATAGCGATTTCACATATCCAAACTTTATCATTATCTCTAAGACCTGGAACTAAATGAACTAACATTGCATTTTTTGATTCAATCCAAGGTGTAGCAATCTCTAGAACACAATCTGTACAAAAACGATCAAAATGTTTTATCTCTCCTTGATAATCAGGAAGTATGTCAATATCTTCTCCTGTTCCAGTCCAAGCATTTTTATCATTAAACACTTCGTTTTCGCCTTCGTGTATAAAAGGATTTGCAAATCCAATTACTTTAGCGAATTCTAACGCTATATCGTTTTCTTTTGTCATTTGTTATTTCTTTCAATAATTACTACTATAAACATAGTAATATATAAAATTGTTATAGTCAATATTATCTATTTCTTTCAATAAACTTTTTTGCTTCATTAATTTTATCGCCTAACGTTATTAGCCAATCACCTTCATGCCCATTCAATGCGAAATTGTGCAAACTCTGGCGGTTGGTCATCTGAGCATTTACCATCTCCCTGAATCTCAATCGCTCTCCATGTTACCCTATTAGGCATGAGTAAAAGCACCTGCGAAGGTACTTTAACCTCTGATTTTTTCTGGCATAGACGAAAACTGTCTATGATAAAATAATTGTGTGTAAAAATCACTTGCGGATATGATGAATCTTGGTGAGAATCAAACAAAAACTTACCAAATTGCGTAGCTCCTACAGGATGGTCTATATCTACATCACATTTTCCAATAAAGTTTTCAGATAATTCCCAAGTGTTCGTAGGATAGCAATCATTGAAATAATTAGCATGATAACTACCGTAAGGATTACCTTCAATTTTATCGCCTTTATCAGTATGTACATATTGTACAAAGTTTATTTTTTTAAGTGGTGGGTGTTTCATACTCTCAACTCCTTTACTTCCATACTTCCATAAAATGCGTGGGTTCGCCGTAGTTTTTATAATCCCAGTCTTGCCATAAATTATCATGGTTGAAATGAAATTTACAAAACAATTATCTTTTTTAGACATAAAATTATTTAAACTATTAACAATTAAATATTTTTATTTCTAATTTAACTACTTCAATATTTTCTGGTTTAATCAAATCATTTATATGATAATGGTAAAATTCAGGATTAGAAATTAAATATTTTTTAAGGTTTTCAGCATATTCTCTTTTATTATAAACACAAAGAGTATGGTCATCATTAGTACCTACCCAAACATCATATTCGCACACGTCTTCACTAAGCAATTTGCCATTAGATTTATCTATTAGATCATATCTGGTAATTGTTTCTGTCATAAAATAATCCTTTTAATTAAAATATCGCAAAACGATTTAGATGTCAAGTCTGTTTATGTATTGTTGGATACTAAATTGTAAATCTAGTAAAGATTTATAGGGTCCTAAAAAGTTATTGTCTTGTAGTTTTTTAGTAGTAGGACATTGAGCTTTTGTTATAATTTCTGGAAATATTATACCAAACCATCCAGCAGCATACCTAAGATTGCCTTTTTCTTTTATTTTATAAGAAGATACTTCAATATTTTTTATAGTTTCTTTACTAATTTCAAATAATTCTTTATGTTCTGGAGCAATTTCAAAACCATTTAATTCCTTAATAATTTCTTTTTTCTTGATTTCTTGTTGTTCTTCTATTTCATGTTCAAGATATTTTGCTATATTTGCAATATTAGCAAAGCCATCATTATTTCCCATCAGAAAAAATTTACCTTCTTTATAAGAAACAACTCCTAATGTTTTTTCTGTTTTTACTTCTTTCAATATCCAACTGGTAGGTGTTAATTCTTTTATATAAAGCATATTATATCTCTATTTTTAATTTAGAAGAAAACATAGGAGCAATGACCTCGCACTGTTTAGATAAATTTTCTAATTCATTTTTTCCGCAAAACTTTAAAAATTCTATACCAATAAGTTTTCGTTCTTTATTTTCTGCTAGTGCTTCGTCAATAACTCTATTAAGTTCTTCCTTAATCTCTGGTGGTTGTAACGCCAAATCAATTAAAACTTTATTACGTTTATATAAATCTTCTACTATATGTTTTTCACCAAAAGGATCTTCCCAAGTATTTTTCATAAAACTTGTCCACGCAATACCTTGTTTGTGTCTATCTTCAAAGGCTTCTACTATGCCATATGCGTTTTTGCTACTTTTTGTTCTTACACCTGGGTTAGCACTTGGTACATTATCGCTTACATCGCCCCTAATACATTTTTCAAATAATAGATATTCTGGGTCTATAGCTTTTAAGTTTTCCCCCTTTTTATCCTTCAAAGGAGACATTTTGCCATCAAAAATTCCATCTGCTGTATAAATTTTATTATTAACACCATCAAAAATTTGTACATTTGGATTAGTCATTAATTGAGCATAATCACTATCTGTACTAATGATAATAAATTTGTTATCAGGATTATTCCCAAATCTCTGAATCCATGCAGCAATACAATCATCTGCTTCTGTTATAGAACTTCTTAATACTGTACAATTAGTTTTTTCTTTAAGGAAACTCATAAAAGAATTCATAGTCTCAAAAAAAACTTCATCATCTTCTATATCAGCTTGAGTTCGTTTTAGTTTAGTAACTGCTCTATTAGCTTTATAATCTTTAAAAAATTTCTTTCTCCAGCTTTGTCCTTCTGTTGCAAACACTATATGATCTGCATTAAATCTACTCCATGCACTTTTAATAGAACCAATAGTAATTGCTAAAGCTAATCCTGCCTTAGTGTGACTATCACCTCTTGTTACATGTTTTGCTCGCATCATCACATTTAATGTGTCTATAAGTAAATATGTTGTCAATTTATATTCCTTAAATTTGTGAATTGCAAAAATTAGCTAAGTATTTGAATTGGCATCTATCTAACGCTAATTGTTCTAGCGTGGATGTTAATTGCTTTAATGAACCATTATTATAGCATTTTATCTGTACTCTGTTTCCATAATTATCAATAAAGCAATGAACTATTAACGCTAAGTCATTCTCTTTCTCAAAAATATAATAGCTATTACTATCTGAAATTTTGCAATAAAAATCTGGGTTTAGATTTTTAATATAACTAGAACGATCATCATATATATGTTTAGCTATTTCATTTGTCAAAACATGGTCAAAGCCATAGAGATAGCCTTTGCTACCAGTTTTAGTTAAACCATGTTTCCATTCGTTATTTAAATCTTCAAGAGCTGTTTGAATAGTTTCCCATATAGAATGATCAGCTACTGTTCTATTTTCTTCATGAATTAAGTAACTAGCTATTTTATTAAAATCTTTTATAGATTCTGCTAATTTTTCTAATAAATTTTTAGATAAAAAATCAAAAGATACACCATCATGTGTCATAACTATTGATATTGATTCTTTTTTTATTAAAATTCCATCTTTATTCGCATTAACTGTTAAAAAATAAGTTTCAGAAAGGCTAGTAAAAATATATAATGAAGATGCAAGATAATCTTCATCATCATATTTTAAATGATATATGGGATTCCTATCCATTAATATATTATGAATGTTTTTGTAACTTTTTTCAAAAGTTTCATCTTTTGGAATAAACCAACCTAATCTATTTGCTTTATCTTTATATATTTGAGGTTCGCATAAAGAAAATTTACTAGCATATAAAAGTAAATCTTGCCAAACATCACAAAGATTCAATCTGTCTTTAACTGTTGATTGATTAAGGAAATGCAATATAATTTCTTTTGGTTCTTTAACATAGTTATTTTTCAATAACTTTTCAATGGAAGTATTTTTTTCTTCACAATAAGATATTAGGTTATTGAAATCATCTATAGATAAATCAATAGCTAGCAACATTCTTTTATTGTTAATATTAACTTTGACATTTTCACCTAATATAGCTTTATTAATCATTGTATGGTTCCATTTCACCAACTGTTTGATAATAGCCAGTAGTATGGATTGCATCTTTATCTATTTTAAAAGAATCTTTTTCAATAGCAGCAGAAACCGCATCATTAAAAAATTTATTAAGTGTGACGTCTTTTTGTTCAGCAAGCAACCCACAACGGATTACTTCATCATCAGTAAAATCTAGTTCCATATTAACAGTACCATCTGGATTGACAGTATCTCCCCTATCATCTTTAGGTAAATTTTCAAGAATTACACTATAAGTCTGCGTTAGTACTTCTAAAAATTCTGAAACTTTTTTATTATTTTGATGTGCCAAACTAATAATAGTATATAAAATATTATTTTTAATGTCTTCCATAACAGTTTCCTTTAAATTTCTTGTCCATTGCTAACAAATTCGATTTCATGAAACTTTCCATAATATCTTTTATTAACATCTTTACGAGTGAGCAACACAATTATTTGTGTGCCATTTAATACAATTTTTAAGAATTTATTAGTTTTACTTAAAACTTTAACTATCTGTTCTTTACCAGATTTTACATCTATTATTTTAGTTTTAGTCATAATAAATCCTTTCATTTAACTTATAGTAACGCTAATTAAATATATTGTCAAGTTCTTTTCAGCAATTCTGGATATTTTTCTTGTAATTTTTTTCTTGCATTTCTTAAAGTATAGATTGCATCAATCAATTTTCTACGCAATCTATCTTCTGAATCATTTGAGGCTACATAAAAATTAGTAATCTCTTGGGTGCTAGATGCTACATATTGTTTTTCTAAATAAGAACTTTTTGCTATTTTATTAATAGGAAACCCCATAAACATCATTCAAACCTCTAAATAATCTATATTTTTCATTGTTATATGTTAATTCTATACCTTGCATAAGTTTATAATGTAAGATATTGCCAGCTTTAACCTCTGTTTGTTTTGGTCCAACCTTTAAAACCGTTGCTTTTTTTATTTTAGGTCTGCTCCAAGAGTGGATTAAAATATTGCCAACCGCTTCATTTTCTATATCTTTAGTTAAAATATAATCATATGTAACTTCTAAATCATTCATTTTCATCTCGTATTTCTATCATTATTATAGAGAAAATTTTAATAAGATCATCATTTTTAATAATATTTTCTAAATTTTCAAACAATTTATCTTCTAATAAACTATTTTTTTCATAATCTGAATTTTTGGTTGTGATATTTACTACTAATTGCTGACTAGAATATTCTAGATCATTATATAATTGATAAGAAATTTTAGAATCAATAAAAAGTTTATAAATTTCTTTTTCTATAATAGGCAAATTAGCTTTTAAAATTTTATGTTTATTGATAAATGCTTCTGAAGAAAAAGAAGGAACTATATATTCTGCGAATTCTCCATGAATCATAATGAGAGGATATTTGTTTTCTGTATCAAATGAATAAGCAAAATTAGCATATTCCCTATTATGGAAATTTTTTAGCGTCAATCCATTCATTGTGCTTTCGACATATTCCCAATATTCTTTATCACTATTCAGCATTATCTAAATCTCTTTCCATTTTTTTAAATGTTTCGCTTAGATCAATATTGTTTTGGATACCTTGTTCGTTAGCCACCGCTGCACATACCATAGTGAACCAAGAATCAATAATCATATAATCATTGACACCTGTATATCCTTGAGATTTTAAGTCTTCTACAAACTTATCGTTCCAGTCCAGTTCTAATTCACCAAGTTTGCTGTTATCAGCAGGATCTACAGAAATCTTTATTACGGATACCCAAGGTTCATCTTTAGCAGTTGCTAATTGTTTATCATATTCTAATTTAGTAATCTTATGATGTTTATATTGAATTTCTAGCAAATTCAACTTTAATTCTTTTTCGCTAGACTTTAATATTTCTGCTACTTTACAATCGTGTTCATATTGGGAAATAGTTTTATTAGCTAAGTCATGTTCAATTTTTACTAAACTAACTTGTGTAGAGTTTTCGCCATGCTCTATTTCAGTAAGTTTTAATTTTAATTCAAGACCAGATAATTCATATTCAGCTTTCGCTTTTTCATATGACTTACCTACTAATCCCCAAGATGCAGGAAGAAATCTAAATGGTATTTTCATAGTTCATCTTTGTAATTATTGATTAGACTTATTGTAAATCATTTGTAAAACAATTTCAAATTAAAAATGCAAATTTTAGAATAATAAATAATTAAGTAATATTAATTTTTGGTAATGATAATGAAATTTAAATTTTTGGCTATTTTAATCTTAATGTTTTCTTTTAATGCAACCGCTGACAATCTTATCCATGTTAATTCTGAAAAAGAAGCAAAAAAAGAAATTCCAAAATTTAATAGCCTTAAAAACTTAGATGAACTTACCGTAGATAGAAATACAAATACTTTTTACTTACATGAAATCACATTAGCAGGTTTTTCTGCCTTTGAAGCAGAAAGTAATTTTATGGCATTAAAAGGCATAAAAGAGATTACTATTGTTTTGCATAGTCCTGGTGGGGATGTTGATGTTGCAATGTTTATTAGAGAACAAATACGAGTTCTAAAAGAAAACGGAGTTACGGTTAATACTTTAGTAAAAAGTCATGATATTTGTGCAAGTGCATGTCCTTTGGTATTTTTAGCAGGAGAGACACATATAGCTTCTAGTGATTCTGTTTTTATGTTTCATAGTCCATATTATGAATCTGAATCAAGTAATTCTATTATAATATCTACCGTACTTGAAAGACAATTAAGACGTTCTCGAGAAACTTATATTAACCTAGTAGTTAAACCAAATTGCCCTAAAGACCCAAATTTTGCATTAGATATATTAGATCACGAAGAACATTTTTACACTGCTGACGAATTAGTGAAAAAATGTGGTAATAACTTTTTTACAAGCGTTACTCCAATAGAATTTACAGAATTGCCTGATTTGTTGCATTGGGTGCTTCACTGAGGTAGTTCTATTATAGAAACTCTCTAATAACTGAAAAAATTACTATAATCGTTGCTACTACACAGTTTGAAATGGTAATATATGCTAAATATTTTTTTATGCGAACTGTAATTTTATTTAAGAATATATCTACTAACATTATAAACATAATTATAACATTGGTGATCATTAAAATTGCAAAAAGGTTAGGATATAGTAGATTTTCCATTATTTTACCCAAAATGTTTTATAAAAGTTTCTTCTAATTTTTTGACATTGCTAATATTTTCAAAATATAAAAAACTAAAAGTCATACAAATGCTTGCATCAGAAATTAATTTATCTTTTGTCGTGACTGCCAAAGATAACATACTCATGGCATTTTCTATATAAGTTTTACTAGCGTTATCTACATTTTTTAATTTTTCAATTTCCACTTTACCTTCTAAATAAGTTCTTAATAGATTAAGTTTAGGCATAAACTTTTCATAGTTATTAGGATTACTTTCTAATATTGTTTCTAAGCAATCCAAAATAAAGTTTAGCTTCTTTATTTTATATGAATCATCTAAAAGATGCAAACATTTTATCGCATTGAGAATTCCAGACTTTTCACAAATATAAGATAAATCTAAAGTTTCTTGCTTTGGTTTTAAATATTCATTCCAAATTTGATTAGTTATTTTATCATTTTTTATTTTATCTATTGCTATAGTTGTCATAAATTTACCCAAATTATTTAGTTACCTTGATAATGTAAAACAATAAGGATAAAACCATTGTACTAATAGTCGCTAGAATAATAGATATGATTATTAGCGATAAAAACATATAGATTTTTTCCTAAAATATAATGATTACTATAACACAAACAAAGTTTATTGTCAATTATAGCTTCTATGAAATAAACTAATTAAAAAAATTATTAAAATCATTAGGGAAAAAATAAAAAACGGATAAACCATATTAAAAAGTTTTATATATTCTTTATTACCTATTTCTTCGCTATTTTTAGCTAATATAATTGATCCTATCAAAATAATAATACATGAAAAATTAACAATAGCACTTAATAAAAATAGCACAAAAATCATAAAGATTCCATAAAAAATTGATTTTTAATTTCTTTAGCTATAGCACTAACCATAGTAATGCAAACTGAGTTGCCTACTTGATGATATGCTTTACTTTTAGTTTTATTGATTATAAAATTATCTCCAAACCCCATAATTCTATAACATTCTCTTAAGGTTAGTTTTCTTAATTTATTTTTATTAGGCAAATATATAAAGAATCTACCAGAAATTTCTTGAGAAGTCAATGTTGGATGTAATCCCATAGTTGAATATATTCTATTAGTTTGTCTATGAACACTTGAATTTTTAAGTTTTTCAAGCGTTATATCTTTTTTCCAGCTATTTTTATTTCTATAACCAGCAAATAGTAATCCTGATTTCTGCATTACTAAATTTTCAATTAAACTATATTCACTTTCTTGCAAATATTCAAAATCTCCATTAACATCTAAGAAATCATTTAAAATTACCTTTTTGGAATAGGTTAGCTTTGAAAATTCAAAAGATTTTTCTTTTGATGCAATACGTTCTCTGTTCTGAGGTAAGCCAAAATCAGAACCATTTAAAATTTTATGTTCAACATAATAGCCTAAACTTTTTAATGTTTCAACAATAACTTTTAAAGTGTTTCCTTTATCGTGATAAATTATATTTTTTACGTTCTCTAAAAATATTACTTTTGGGTTAGTATCTTTTATTATTCTACATATTTCAAAAAATAAAGTGCCTCTTGTGTCATTAAATCCTGCTTGTTTACCACAAATGCTAAAAGGTTGGCAAGGAAAGCCAGCACATAAAATATCATATGTAGGAATAGTTTTAGAATCTATGTTAGTAATATCTCCTAGAGGAATCTCATTAAAATTGTCAAAATATGTCTTTTGGCATGATTTATCTATTTCAGAAGACATAACGCAGTCAAAGCCTTGGTTTTCAAATCCAGTTCTTATTCCACCAATTCCAGCAAATAAATCAATAAACTTAATCATTTTTTATTATTAAAGCCTCTTCCATGCTATGTCTTAGTTCTTCTGAAGAACCAATATGGTAAAAATGTTCTTGCACTACCATTTTATGATTACTAAACCATTTAATAAGATGTTCGTTTTCTCTAAATTTATTCTTTTTCCACATAGAATAAGCAAACCCACAATGAATAGTTTGTAATTTATTTGCTAAGTCATCAGCATCTGATTCTGACCACACATTAAAATAGTTAGCATTTCTTCCTATATAAGGCGGATCAAGATATAAGAAATCATTAAACTTAGCTTCATGTAAAGTAGATTTCCAATCTTGCACCTTAAATTGCCACTCTTTGCCTTTCATTTGATTGTTAACCCAAGCAACTTGATTACATATTTTAGTAATATAAGATTGGTCAAATCTTTTTGGTTTTCTACAAAAAGGAACATTAAAGCCACCTTTAGCATTAAATCGCATTAATCCATTAAAACATGCTCTATTGAGAAATAGAAAGTCAAAAGGATTATGTTCTTTATTAAATCTTTCTCTTATAAAATAATAATGTTCTTCGCCCTTAAGTAAAAGGATTTCTCCTTCTTTTGTTAAATATTCTCTCACTGTCTTTGCATTTACTATATTATTTTGAATAGCGATATAAAAATTTATAATATGCTTATTCGTATCTGCCAAAATAGCTTTTTTTGGATTTAGGTTAAACGCTACTACGCCAGAACCTAAAAAAGGTTCTATAAAAGTTCCAGAATCAGATAAAGTGATATTATCAATTATTAGGGGTACTAATTTAGTTTTAATTCCTTGTGTTTTTATAGGTGGTACTTTTACTTTGTTCATGAACATTTACTTAAAAGTAAAGAAACAATAAACAATATCCAAATAATTGCTAAAAGCCTAAGGGTATACATGCAACCAATTAAAATTTTTTTAATCATTGTTTTATCTCATAATTTAACATTTTTTGCAAATCTGATATGCTTATTTGCTGAATTGTTGCATCATCTGTGTTTTTCGCATAATAAACTTCTATTTTATTCAAATAAACTATTTTATAGTATCCAATAGGAATTGGAATCTTGCTAGCTCCTATGGTGCTATTACTATTATCATATATTGCTCCTGTGACAATTACAATATTTTTATTAGCAGCATTTACTTCTTTTCTCACTTTTTCTTCTAAAAGTTTCCAATTATTCCTATTTAGTTTAGAACTTTGGGGAGTCATGTTGGATAATAAAAAGGTATCTTCCATTTCTTTAGTGGTCGATGCGTCTTCTGCTGGTACTAAATGTCCTCTATCATAATGAGAACTTTTATAATCAGCATTAGTGGGACTATTTCTTAAACGTGGATCACTATGAAAATCATCTGTTCTTGCTACGCTTGTATGATTTGGTTTAGCTAATTCTGAACTAAAAACTGCTAAATGCTTAGTCTCATCATATCTAGTAACATAAAAACTATTACATAGTTCAATAGTGTTGCTTGGAGCAATAATTTGATTGTGTGGATAAAATTCAGTACAAGAAGTAGCTGGATTTTGTGCTAAGAGGATACCAATAGCTACCAAAAATGATTCTCTCATGCTTACCTATATAATTAAAAGTTAATTTTTTATCTTATTGAAATATTAAATTAAATCTGGTGAATTTACAGATATGGAACCATCTTGTTCTAAACCAACAAGTTCATTATATTGTAATTGTGACATAAACATATTAATAACTTTAGTCAATTCTAAATCATGACTATTTAATTTTTCATTGAGTTTTCTAGTGTGTTCCAATTCTTTATTAATTTTAAAATTATCTTCTTCCACTTGCTTTAGCATTAATGATTTAATTTTATATAATTCTTCGTACCAAAGTCTATCAGTAACTATAGAATTATAAGAACTTAATAATCTTTCAAGCAATGGATTGTTTGCACGAATTACATTTAATGATTGTAATTCTTCTATTTCTTTATTATTTAAATACAAAACATCTGAATTTACCATTATATTTTTCCTTAAATTTTTAAATTTTTATTTTCTTGAAAGTCTGGAATCATTTAATTGTTTGAATCTTTCTATTAGACATTTATTTGATATAACAATTCCTATAACTAATATCCAAGCACTAATCGCAGTTGAAATGGGTGAAGATAACAAAAAGGAAATGACAATAGAAAAAATGCTTACAACACATATTGTAAGTCCAATTTTTAAATTCTGTAAAATTTTATCTGTTTTCATTTGCTTAATATCCTTGCAATTTACGGTTTAACCTTTTGGCAAGTTCCGCATTGTAACTACTTCCAATGTTCACTAGCAATTCTGGTAACTTTTTTCCTATTATGGATCGAATAGTAACATAAAAGTCTGGAATAGTCAAATCATCATTATTAGAGGTTTTTGAATTTATTATGGTTTCATTAATAGGTAAAATTAATTCTTGAGTAAAATATTTAATGTTATCATTCGTGGTTGTGTTAAATTCGTAAAATGTCATAAATTTATTCTTTTTCTATTTTTAAAGCCTTTGATTTGTTATATTATTACTTAACACCAAAAATGACACCGTTCGCCCATTTTAGCTTGAAATAGGGAGAAATGAAAATAGCATCACCTACTTTACTAAGTGCAGGTAAATTGGTATTATTATGAATGCTAAGGCTTCCACATATATTAGTAAGTGCATTTGCGGTTAAGTTGGAATTATTAGAAACATTACAGTCGCCACCTATATTGGTAAGTGAAGGTAGAACAGCATTTGAATAAATAATAAGAGAACCATCTACCCTAACAAGTGCAGGTAAAGTTATATCTTTATGAATAATGAGCTTACCTTTAACTTCAGTAATATGGCTATAATCAGTGTCATCACTTCCTAATATTCTTAAATCTCCTTGATATATCATTTCATTTTCCAAACATTTCTGCTATTATTAATTCATTTTTAATTACTTTGGGTTCTTTGTACTCTAACCAATGATGGCAAGCTGATATTGTTGCTAAGAATAATATCACCACCCACATTAACAAGTTTATCTGCTTTTAATTTGACGTTTCCATGAATATAAAAATATCCATCCACATTAGTAAGTTCAGGCAAGCTAACAGTAATAGGAATATCATTATTTTCACCTAAGCTAATAGAAAACCCTCCACTTGTTCTGTTGATAAGAGTAGGTGTTTGGTTATCAATATCAATATTTCCACCAACTTTTATAAGATTAGGCAAGCTAGCATTATTGCTATAAATTTTTAGGTTTCCTGTAATTTCAGTAATGTGACTAAAAAAATCATTTAATTTGCCTTTTTTAATTACTAAATTGCCTTGATATATCATTTCATTTCCTTTTAATAAATGTTACTGAACGGTAATATTATGATTAACAGATCATATATTCTTATCATTTATTCCCTATTGGTAACAATATAAGTTACTTTCGCCTCATGCTCCGCAATGAACGCAACGTATCGCCTTTGGCTTGAACCATTTCCTTTACTTGGTCATAAGACTCTATTACAATCCTATGAACGCTTTCATGTAACAAAATAGTTCCGCTAGCGTTATCATTAGGTGGAAATGATTTTATATAATCAACATTAAATGAATTTTTAATCCTTGACTCATCCGTCAGCTCTATAAAATTTGACATTTTATTTAATAATCTCCTTCATATTCTTCCCAATCAGTTGCATTTATAGCATGGATCGTAAGATTAAACTTTGATTTATCATCACTAAGTAAAATATAATCATTATCTGCTTTGTAAATATAAAGACCTTTACGGAAACCGTATTTACGTCTAGCCTTCTTGCCTTGCTTTAGCAGCTCAAGAGCATAGCCAAAGCTCTTATTTTTGGTAATTTTTGGCATATTTTTCGTAATACGCAGCAATGCCTCGTTAAATTCTTGCTCTGCTTGGTATTTCAAAATACGCTCTTGCTGGTTAAGTAGCTTTTCCAGTTTATCAGGGTCAAAAGCAGGGTCAAAAGCTGCACGTTCAATCAATGCCAGCAATGGATCGCTATTTGCTTTTACGGGTTGCTCTACTGGCAGGCTTGCGACTTCCTGCCCTTCTATTACTTCGCTCATAATTTACTCTCCTTTTGCTTTATGTTTTGCAGTTAAATGCTGCACTAAGGCTTTTTTTCCAAAAAACGCTTTACCGCATTTAGCACATAATATTTTTGCATTTTTAATTTCTATACTTTCAAATCCGTAAGAATTGTCGAAAAATATCTTGTGTAAAATTGCATTCGCTTCTTCGCCCATAATCTATTCTCCCCTCGCACGTTTCAAATATTCATGCACCATATCGTCTATGGCTTCGTTTAAGATGCCTATTTCATCCATTCCAGTAAATTCGCCATTAAAAATATCTCCAAACATATTAATTGCGTTTTCACGTTCTTCTCTTGAAACCCAAAGGAAGAAGTTACCCAGGATGTAATTATCCAAAGGTGTAAGAAAGTAATAAATGCTTTGCTCAAAAACCTTGTTAAGCTCAAAGCAACATTTTACCACTTCCCGCAACTTGGCTACTTTTGCCTCTGCTGCATCAATTTCGCTTGTGTCTGGGTCTTCAAACTCTATTTCTTCTATTTTTATATCATTGGGGTATGGCATGGGGTTATTCCTTTTCCAGTTCTGTTATTTTGTCTAAAGCCTGTTGTGCATCATCAGGAAATTCACAAAATTTAACATAAAACTCTAAAGCCTCTTTTGCCACTTCCAAAGCCTTACGCAGCTTTTTATTTTCTGAAACAAATTGAATATTTGCTTCATGTTGCTGGTTTATGGTTTTTAGGTGTTGCATATTTTGATTACGCAGCTCAGCAACGATTGGAGGATCGTATATGCAATAATGCGTTAAAGGGTCTTGGCAATTATTTTCAAGGTCTTGAGTTGTTTCCCATAAAACATCCTTGGCATACCTCACTTCTTTCACTATTTTCGTACCATCATTGTATCTGCAACCGCTGCCATTCTAGCAATCAGAATAAGTGGCGATTTCTGTTAAAGTCTCCACCACCGTATCAGGCGGAACAGGACACTTGTCGTCTGTAAATTTTATCCATTCACTCATAATTTCCTCGCTTTCATCATCGCATCTGCCATTTCATAACATGTTTCTGCTATTTCGTTAGGTAGGAGTCCTTTTTTCTTCATCAATTTGTTTTATAAAAAATAAACATCCAAGAGCAAATTCATCCCTCAGTGTTTTTGGCTTTTCACGATTATCAAAATCCGTGAATTGGTTGTTTTGTTCAGTCATTTTCTACCTCTTCATATTGCGGTTGAAGGAAAGCTATGCCTTTGCGGAAATCAATTTCTCTATCTTTAGGATCCAACAATTCTCCTTTTGTGTCACTGTGCCAAACTAACCAACCCTTTCTATCACCATCAAAATAATCCCCCCACCTATTTGTATCACCTCCTATAGGTTCCAGCACTTCAGGGTTGGCAACGAAAAACTTATCGCACCATATTGCACCATAATAAATATTATGAGCAATCAATGAAAGAATTCCATCAAACTTTAAAATCGGTTCATTCTTCCATAACTCGTGATTTTTTATATCGTAAATAAATTGCAAACCATGATTCTTAGCCATATACAAAGCACCTGTTAAGTCGTAGTACGGTTTCTTATTGCTCATCATCAGCCCCTTTCTTGCTTTGTTTGCCGTAAAGTTCATTTTTCTCTTCCCATTCGGTAATAGCTTTTATTATGTGCCTATAAACCAGTCCCCTAGTATGACTACACTCTATATGTGCAGAAAATTTTTCTGCTATTTCTTCTTTTTCTTCATAAATTTTATCCTGTGGCTCAAAATATTTTTTCTATAATCCAATCAAGTTGTTTTTGACGGCTTCGTTTGTTTTTTTAGCTTCTGCATCCAGTTTTTCAATGTTGCTTGGCAGTAACTCTATTGTGTAAGTTTTGGCTTTTTCTTCTGTCATAAAATTATCCTTTATTTTGATGTTCTAATTTTAGCTTTTGGGTGTTTTTCTGCAAATTCCAATATTCCAGTTATAAATTTTAGAAAACCTTTAACGGTACCCCAACCATTCCCCTTTTTTTCTAGCTCTATTAATCTATCCATATAGTATTTTTCTTGTGCTAGAATCAAGGCATAACGAAGCGGTAAAATTAAACTTTTTGCTTTTTTTATTCCCATTTCTTCGGCACGCCAAAGGAAAAAGTAAATACCTAATTCTGAAGCCATAACATTGCAATTATGAGTAATATTCCCTGAATATGAATCAAACCCATCATTCATTTCAAAATCTAAAGACATATCTTTTACTCCTCAATATTGCTAGTTAAAATATCAATTAGCTTTTGACGGTTTTCTTGCATAATATCTACGCAATCATCATGTCTTCTTGATTTTTTAGCAAAATAATCAATCTTTTTTGCCAGCCTCTAAGGCTTCTCTTGCTTCTTGTTCGTTCATTGTCTTTATTCCAAATCATCAGGATGAATATCAAAAAGTTCGCTTATTCCATTTCTAAAACCATCTTTAACTGCTTTTAATTTTTCTTCTAAAACTGCTATTCTTGCATCTTTTTCATCAATGCCTTTTTCAAGCATTAATTCAGCAGTTGATGCACTTTCAGGGTTAACATAATCAAGAGTACTCCAACCAGAAACAGAATAACCAATTAGCATAGCAAGCTGTTCACGATCTTCGCTAGAAAACTCTAAACTAGCTATATCATTTAATCCTATATTACTATTTTCAATTAAATGCTTAACGATAGCGTTTTCTTTAAATCTTGCCCAGCCATCTTTGCATATAATTGGCTGCATAGGGTGTCTAATTGTCATTTATTTTTAACTTTCATCAATATTTCTTAACTTCTACAGGTTTTTTATTCCCTAATTCTTTAATAAGTTTATCAACTACTTTTTGCAAAGTTTTTGATTTTATTTTTTCTTGTTCTAATAAATTTTCCAGATTGTCTAAATGCACATGAAGTTCCAAAATATATTCGTTAATTTCTTCATCAGTATTTAATTCATAAGATTCTGGTGTAAAATTTTTCCTCTTATGTTCAAAAGATTTTATGTCGACAATTTTGCTATCTTCTTTAGTTTCATCCGTCATAAAATCTCCGTTGAGTTAGTTAATAGTTATAATTCATTTTTTAATTCTATATCAAAGATGGATAAAAGTCAAGCCTCTTTAACTAAAAAAAGGTCATCGTTCTTCAATAAAGCTATTTTTGTGTCATATGAACCGCTATCGTTCAAAAATAAAACCTTAAATCTATGTTCTAAGTTATCAATGTCAAATCCTAATGATTCAACAATATCCAAAGCGTTTTCTGCCGCATATTCCCAAACATCATGACTTGATCTGCTATGAATAATTACATTATCAACATCATTATAACATTTTACTATAGCTCCGTTAATAGTGTTGCCATCTTCTATAAGCTGAGTGCTAGTGTCTTTTCCATTATAAATCTCTAAAGTAAATGTCCAAGTCTTATCAATTCTTTGAATGACTTGAAAGTCTATTCTATAGTCTGACAATTCTAAAATATTTATAGTGGATTCATTCATAATTTATTTTTTTCGTAATCTATTTTAATTTCTGGTTGATTGCGATATTCTTTATAGGTTAAAGTAAAATTCAGATTGCTATGCGTTCTCAGTTGCACAAACATTGCCAAATCTTGAGCAGGCTTTAATGGTGGCATTTCTAAATTATTATAACGATCATGTTTAAGCAGTACTTCTAAATTTAGCATAATATCTTTTTGAATATCAATATTATTATCATTTTCAATTTCTATAGTCAAGATTACTAGAGAGCCTTTCTCAAATTTTGTAAATCTAAATAATAAGTTTCAAAAATCTTTAACATTTTATTTCTCAAAAGTCATTTCAAATTCAGGTTCGCCTAATATAGAAACGGATAATGCAAAATCTCTTTTACTATATGTAACATTTTTAATATTTGAACACAAATAATCAGTTATTGCTAATGATGAACATTTACTCGCAAGTTCACTTTCAATTATGTTTTTTATCATTAGTTCAAAGTCTTCTGTATTAAATGAAAAAATATCCATTTCTTCATTATATTCATTAAGATTTGGAATTTCTATTTTTAACGTAATAGCATAATCAACATTTTTATATGTTTTTCCATTTAAAGCATATTTTTCAAAAGTTTTTTTCATAAAAATCTTTCTTTGACTATTTTTTTATAAAATTCACAAATAAAATTATTTGTTATATAATATAGCATTTATTATATCCTTATATTTAGGTCTCATTTTCTCACATATCTCATCAATTTCTTTATAATATGCCTCTTCACCTATTGTGTCAAGTTTTTCTTTTTCTTGTTTGTAATTTTTAATACTCTTACTTGGCAAAAATCCATATTTAGGAATATGATAATATAATTGATTTTCATAACTATGAAAAATATTAACTTTTATAGAAGAATGAATATAATTTATATCCGTATAATCAATTTGTAACACATCAACTTCTATATTTTTAGGCAAAGATGTTATATAGCATCCACTTAAACATAAGGTTTCATATTTCCCTCCTTCATGAATTAGCTCAATTTCAGGAAAAGATAATTTTATATAATTAATATCTGGTTCTGATAGAAAAGCCATATGCCAATAATTCCTATGAGCTGGCAAAGGCGTATTTACTTTCCGCATTATTCGTAATTGCTTCCCTAAATAATGAGAAATTAATTCCTTTTCAGAATAATTAATAAACAAATAGCATTCGTTATCCATATAGCCAATCATGTAATTTTGTTTATAATATCACAAATAAAATTATTGTCAAACATTATTTTTTCAATTTACTTACTTTAGCTTGCAGTTCACTCATATGAATTGTCATTTTTTCCATTAATGAGATAGTATCATTCATGACTTTTACTACTCCTAAAGAAATCATATAACCACTACCATCTTTATTGCCAATGGCATTTAGTCTTTCTTTAAGAATTTTAATATCATCACTATAAAAATTAATAGGCGTAGAAGCATTGCTTACATAATCATCATCTAACATTTTATATCCTTTTAATTAAGTTCTTCAATAATTTTTCTGTGTTGTATCCAGCCTAAAAAATTTCCTTGGTATTTTTTATCTTTTTTATAAATTAGCGGGGTTGCTTGATGTTCGGCTGGAGAGGCATGTAAAGGTTTGCTTGTTATTAATCTATCATATAGTATAATATCTTTATCAATACTTGGATTTTTACCATCATGGGTAAGATAACTAACCCTTGCACATCGTGCAGTAGATATTTTTTTCTTTATTTCTAAATCTAAATTTTCTTCATCTTCTCTTACAAAAGGCAAATGCCATTCATTTTTTAAAAGTAACTTAGGAGTACTGTTTTGGGTAGCAACTTTCATTTGGATAGCTAATTCTCTGATTTCTGGCTGTGCATCAGCATGATCTCTTAAAGTAAAGAAATTATCAAATTCTGTAGCAGTAACTAAAGTTCGCATATACATAAAAGGTTCAGTAATTCTATTAGCAATTTGCTTATGAATACCTAACGATGCTAGTTTTTCGCTTTGGTTACAAGCAAGCTCACAAGATTCTAACCAAATTTTCTTTGCTTCTTCAATGTTTTCTATTTGAGTATTTGCTTGCATTCCTGGTTGATTTGCTCCCCAATGAATAGGCATAGCTGGTTCATTTCTTATATCTTCTATCATCTTCTTAATAGGAATTGCTCGTGAGCTTGCAGCATTTCTACTAAATACTCGATGAGTCATTAATTCACCATGTATAAAGCGACAATAGATAAGTTCTAAAGTTATAATTCTTTTATTTGCTAGAGAAATGCTATCTAATATAACTTTAGCTGAAATTTTCATTTATAATCCTTTTTATTGATTATTCATTCTACTATTATTTTGCTAAATTGTCTAAATGATTTTTTCTTATTATCTCATATTGCTCATCGACTATTTTATAATATTCTTTTTCACCTAATTTTAATAGTTTTTCTTTTTCTTGTTCATAATTTTTAATACCATAACTAGAAAAGCCGTCATAAATTACGCATTTAGGAATATGATATAATTGATTATCATAACTATGAAAAATATTAATTTTTATAGAAGAATGAATATAATGAATACCCGTAGCGTATTCAAGATACAAATTATCAACTTCTATATTTTTAGGAAAAACTTTTATATTAGTATAATTAAAATTTAAGTAATCATATTTCCCTCCTTCGTGAACTAGCTCAATTTTAGGAAAAGATAATTTTATATAATTAATATCTGATTCTGATAGTAACGCCATATGCCAATAAATCCCATGAGCTGGTAAAGGTAAAGGCATATTTACTTTCCGCATTATTTGCAAGGACTTCCCTAAATAATGAGAAATTAATTCCTTTTCAGAATAATTAATAAACAAATAGCATTCGTTATCCATATAGCCAATCATGTAATTTTTTAAAATCTGTAAAAGAAGTTATGCCATCATCTATATTAGAATCGTATATTTTTAAATATTCTACCTTATCAGGATAAAAATGTAAAGTTATTTTTCTATTGATTTTATCATTCCAGCATTCTAATGTTACAATTCCATCTTGATTGTTACTTATTAAACTATTTGATAGCTTACCAACATGTTGAATAAACTCCTTAGCTTTAGCAACAGAATCAACTTTTGGTTTTGCTGAACCATGTCCATCCCAATTTTCTTCTCTTTTAGATAATTCATTTAATGTTTCAATCATGATTAGTTCTTAACCTTTCACATATATTTGAAATATTTTCAAGATATTTTTTCTTGTCAGACTGCATCAGTATTTTATATTGTTCATCATAATCTTTAATTTTAAAGGGATATGTCGTATTGTAACCTATTGGTAGATAAAATCTATCATCTGTTTTATCATATAACAAAGGAAAATGATAAAGCTGTAGTTTATTGCACCAAATTTCTTCTACCTTTATAGAAGGATCAACAAACTCTATATTGCTATTGTAAATATCTAAAGTCTCTAAATTCATATTCTTAGGTAAAACAATATTTGGATAACCTCTAATCATTAAATTCTTTAATGTACAACCTTCATAAAACATTTCTAAATCAGGAAATGCTAGTTTTAAATAATTTATTTCGTTTTGATCTAAAAACAATTTATACATCCAAAGCGATAACCTAATATATATCTTAGAATTGCCTAATAGTGACATAACGTCATCTATAGAATATAGCGGTTTATGACTATTTAATGGTATATTTAAATTAATAAAAACTTCAATCATTGTGGATTTGCAATCAGAAAATATATATCTGAAAACGATAATTTTAGTAAGGATATTTCTGAATCATCTAGTAACCCTACTATCCAGTAACGTTTTTTAATAGAAAAATCTTTATTCAAGAAATGCTTTACCATTTCAACGGTTTCTTTGGTTGTGTCTTCATTCAAAAATCTAAAATAACAAAGTTTCATATTATTAACCTAGCAATTTCGCTTTCGTACATTTTCTCACATATCTCATCAATTTCTTTATAATATGCCTCTTCACCTATTCTGTCAAGTTTTTCTTTTTCTTGTTTATAATTTTTAACTATTATAGTACTATATAATTTTCCATGTTTGGGAATATGATATAATTGTGAATTTCTTGCATAAATTTCACCCGTAATTGTTGTTGTCGAATGAATATAATGAATATCCGTATAAACAATATAGTACTCATTAACTTCTATATTTTTAGGAAGACATGTTATTTTATTACAATTAGATAAATCTAAAAAATCATATTTCCCTCCTTCATGAACTATTAAAGTTTTAGGAAAAGATAATTTTATATAATTTATATCTGGTTCTGATAGTAACGCCATATGCCAATCAGCACTTTTATCTATTATGACGTTAGTTCCTAACAGTGCTTTTACTTTTTCAAGTTTGTTATAATCAGATTGAATATAACAAAGTTTCATATTTAGCAATTTCATTTTTAATTCCAGTATTGCATATTTCTTCTATTTCCTTATAATAGGCATATTCTCCCATTCTGTCAAGTTTTTCTTTTTCTTGTTCATAATTTTTAATAAAATCAAATCTATATCCAGAAATTGATTTAGGAATATGATATAATTGATTTGTACAAGCAATTAACATATTACATTTAATAGAAGGATGAATATAATGAATACATGAACCATCAATTTGTAACACATCAATTTCTAAATTTTTAGGAAGATACTCCATCTTGTTGCTATGACAAAGTACTTTATCTAATTTTGCTCCTTCATGTAAAATCTGAATGTTATTAATGGCTAAACGTAAATAAGAAATATCTGAATCTGAAAGAAATGCGACATGCCAATAATAACTAAATTTTTTATAAAATATCTTATTGCTTGCAAGAAATTCATATGCAAAGTCACTTTGGTCATAGTTATTATGACAGTTAAAACTAAAATAACAAAATTTTTTATTCATTTCTTAATTTCTCGCAAATATCAGATATTTCTTTATAATAAGCATCTCGTCCTATCTTCATCAACTTTTCATATTCATAATTAAAATCTTTTACTATGCTATTATTAAAATATAAAAAATTAGCATGAAAAGGAATATGAAATAATTGTTGTGGATCAGCAATTAAAGTTTCTACTTTTATCGTGGGGTCAAGATGTTTAATATGTGACTTTCTAATAAAAAGATAATTAAAAGTTATATTTTTAGGCAATGTTAAAATTTTTGTATCAGTGAAATCAGCATAAAGCTGAGTACATTCTTCGTAAGTAAATCCGTCATAATTAGGAAATGCGATTTTTATTAAATTAATATCTGATTTTGTTAAAAAAGTTTTAAAAACGCTCTTCCCAATATGTTTATGACTACTTTTGTCATCGCCTATAATATGCCAAAAATTATTGGAATACCCATCTATTTCTGTGTTATAATATAGTTCTGTTTTATAATCCATACAATTTTAACCTAGAAATTTCATTTTTAATTCTACCATCACATATTTCTTCTATTTCTTTGTAATAGGCATATTCTCCCATTCTGTCACGCTTTTCTTCTTCAAACCGAAAATTTCTAATGTTAGCCTGATAGATTTCATTTGCTTGTAGCACAGCCCCTCGTCTACTATAAGTAATGTTAAAAGATTTTGGAATATGATAAAGTTGTTCACTACTAAGATCAAATTCTTTTACTTTTATAGAAGGATGAATATAATGAATATCTGACCTCTCTATAAGTAAAAAATCTACTTCTATATCTTTAGGTAGCAAATCGATTCTTTGATTACGCAAATATAACGTCTTATGTGTTGAACCTTCATATATTAAAACTAACTTAGGAAAACTTAATTTTAAATAATTTATATCTGAAGAAGTAAGTAAAGTTACAAATAAACTATATGAAATTCTTTTAAAGCGTTTATTTCCTAATAATGGAATTGTTTCATTAAGCAAATCGCACCAACTAAAATCATCTACCCCTCCCCAATTTACTTGGATATAAACTAATTTTTCTTTTTCCATAGTTAATCTTCAACATAATAGTCAATAGCTTTCATGGCTATTACAAAAAAAATCCATAACAATAAGCATATTCTTAAAGGTATAGAATGGAAAGTCCAGAACACATCAACCATAATAAATGCTACACTAGCATAAGGTACAATGGTCATAACTAAAATAAATAACCAATTTTCTTTAAAAAAATACTTCATAATTATCCTTGACAATTTTTATCATGGAATTCTAACACTTTCCCTAAAGTAATAAAACTCCAAATTATTAACACAAATCTACAAATTAAATGGGTTGGTATCCAATTAATATCAAAAACAACAAAAGATATAAGCAGGTACGGAAAAACACACCCAATCAAAATGAAAGATAGCCAACTTTTTAAATTTTTATTCATAAATCTTTACCTAAAATATTTTACAAAATTACCAGAAACATAAATTATCCAAATGAACCATAAAGCAGTAGCCAACATAACTAAAGTTCTATGTTCGCTAACGATATTAATAGTAAAAGCCTGGTTAATGTAAGATGTTATCGCTAAAGGAACAAAAAAAGCAATTAAACCAAAAATAGCAATAAACAATATAAATTTCATAAATTTTCCTTATATAATTTGGATAACATACACTGTCCACTTTTTTTGCTCATCGCTTACAAATCTTCAGCATATGTTATCCAAATTATATTTTCATATCTTAACATGAATAAATTAGAATGGCAAGAAATTTTTATAACTTTCTTCGTACATTTTCTCACATATCTCATCAATTTCTTTATAATATGCCTCTTCACCTATTCTGTCAAGTTTTTCTTTTTCTTGTTTGTAATTTTTAATAGCATAAAGTGAATCATATCTATATTTAGGAATATGATATAATTGATAAATAGAAGTAAATAATTTATTATATTTAATAGAAGAATGAACATAGTGAATATCACTAGATCTAATATCTAATATATTAGAGGTTATATTTTTAGGCAATAGCTTAAAAGTAGTTTTAATAATAAATGTTGTCTCTAAATAATTACCGCCTTCATGAAATAGATTAATATTAGGAGAACATAATTTTATATAATTTATATCTGATTCTGATAACCAAGTTTGGTAGTAAAAATCTTTTTTACCAATCTTATCAGTAATTACTTCACTAACTATGAAATCATTAAGAATATAATGTACAAATTGACTTGCATGTCTATAGATATAACATAATTTCAAATCATTAGACATTATATTAGCTCATCTTTCTTAACATTACTTCACTAAACCATTCTCTTCCACGAAACCATCTGCAAAATACCTTATTTCCATTATAACTAACAACCGTCATTTTTAGTCCACCAGAATTTAATTGTACCAAATCTCCTATTTTGAATTTAGCCATGTTATATTCCTTTCAAAAAAATTATTATTTTTATAAAAAATTTAGGTCAGTTAAAATTTATCTTGCTAGATGAATTTTTTCAAAATCTATTTCACCATTAACCATAACAAACCCGTTTTTGTCTTCGTCAGACTTCCAATGTCATCAGAATCAAAATATTTTTTACATTCATTAAAAATAATTAGTGACATATGAGTAAATATTCCCTGCTGCCTGAAACGGAACCTTTACCACCTCTTGCCGTCTCATATGTTTTAGTCTCAACCCTAACCTCCTTATATGCTGAAGCAATCTCTATCAGTTCGTCTATAGAAGGAATAGAGCGATCATTATAGCTTATTATCCAGTAGGGGATGTGTTTTGATGATTCAAATAGCCAATGAAACGATTGCTTTACGTCTTTTGTTTTTTCAAAACCGCTGTATTTTTGTGGATGGTAACGCTTCGTTTTATTAATAAACTCTTTATCTTCCCAATTCTCAACAAATGTTTCCAGTAAATGATAAAAAGATTGATAATCAGAATGACTATTGCAATAAGGAGGGTCATAATAGACTAAATCAATATTTGAGAGTGTAGGTAATAAATCTAAAATGTTATGATTATAACTTTTATTGGTTTTTCCATTATCAAACACAGCATCATTATATTCATCAAACAAGTCTAAAAACAAGGTTTTGATAGGCTTGGCAATGCTGGGATTACGTTTCACCCTAATAGGATTATTGGCATATGTAATTGCCTGAGTATGGGCAAAATGTCCCATAATCGTCTTTCGGGTTAGACTTCTATTCATGATTGCAAGGACAAGTGCTTTCTTGTAAGAGCAGGAAAGCAGTTCACTATTTGCACGAAAATTATCCAGAAAAATACATTCGTCACGTTCAAAGAAAATATCAGCAAAATTTTCCATGATATTTTTTCTGCCCTTATTTTCAGCAAACAAGATCGTTAAATCAGATAAAGTGAGTGTGACATGATTATTTTCAATCAGTGCTTTTCCAATTTGATTACAGGAATTGAGTAGATCGTTGCTGGTAACGGTATAACCTCGTTTTTTCATTTCAAAGGCAACCGATTGTGATCCACTGAAACCGTCTAATACAGAAGTGACATCATCAGGAATAAAGTCCATAATCCATGAAGTTAACTTATGTTTTGCACCCAGATATTGGGGTTGGGGCATTTTATAATTGTGGTTAGTTATCATTATTCTACCTTTTCCATTCTACAGTAATGATAAGTTGGAATATCATTAATCCTATTAACCTCATATTCTACTAATAATTTACGAAAATGTTCAGTAGCCAACTTCATAGTTTCAAACTTTTTTGTTTCTTTGTGCGTTAAAATTGAACAACCTTTCATATAAGCTATTGTAAATTTAAATTCTTGTTGTTCTATCATAATTATTTCTTTTCCAATTCTGCTATTTTCTGCAAAGCCTGTTGTGCTATTGCTCTACATTTATCAAATTGTCCAAGTTCAAATTCGACTGAATTTTCATTGGCAAAGGCATCTTTAGAGGTGTAGCTTGTTTCCGCATATGCTATTCTACTTAAAGCCTCTTTTACCAATTCCAGTTTCTTACGCAGCTCTTGCTCAATAGGGCGATTATTCCACAGTTCTACAGCTTTTTTATATGATGTTGTACCTTTTTTGAAATGAATTCCGCCACAATAGCATTTAACGAAACAGGTTGAAGACAGAACCAGTTGCGAGATAGCGTTACGCTTATCATTACAAAAAGGACATGGCTGTAGCTCTAGCTCTTCACGCATATCCCTATATTTTAGCTCATCTTTTATACTGAATTCTTCACTCATAAAGTTCCCACTTTAATTAGATTGGAGAGCTAGCCTCATAATCTCCTCAGTTAACTTGTTTATTTTCTCATTTTTAAAATGGTTCCAAACGATGAATTAACGCACAATCGATCTTCCTTCATTACCTTTTACTAAGATGTTTAGTATCTTTTCATATTCATCAAGAGAAAACGATGCTAAACAATTCATAAAAGTTTCACCACCACTATGTTCTTTGTATTCTTTAATCAATTCATCATATTCAGAATTTGAATTTATCTTCGTAAATGTATTTTCTTCAAGCATGTTCCTATCCTTTTCTAAGATTATCTTTTTATATTGAATTAAATTATAATAAGCTATTATTATAAATTAGTCAAGTATAAAAAATATATAAAATTCAATTTTGCCATTGACTTATAAAATAGGTTGTGATATTCTGTTTAAATCAGCTTAAACAAAAAATAGGAGAAGTTTTATGCAAGAAGAAAAAATAAAAATTAATAAAGTTATAGCTAATGCTTGTGAACTAGATATTGAAGGCGATATACTAGATGTTATCAAACATCTTCAAGAGATATATGAGCAAAATCATAAAGATTATATTTCTATAGAAATTGAGAAAGAATATGATGCTGATAGTAGCTATTATGTAGTAGTGGGTTCTCGCCTTGAAACAGATAGCGAATACGAAATTAGGAAATCTAATGAGAAAAAAGCTATTGAATCAAAAGAAGCAAAAGAAAGAGCTGAGTACGAAAAACTAAAAGCTAAGTACGCTTAGATGGTTTTTTGAAAAAAGATAATTGATTTTATGACAAAAATTAAAAACCTATCTTTTACAGAAAAAGAAATGACAATATTCATTAGTAACGGATGCACTTTAAGCATCCCACTTAAATGGTTTCCACACCTTGTAAATGCTAATCAATCTGCTTTGAAAAACTGGGAGCTTTCCGCAGCAGGTAATGGAATTTACTTGAAAGATTTAGACGAAGATATTAGCTTGAATGGCTTGCTAAATGAACTTTCTTGGTTGTTAGGAGAAGAAAATGTTGAACCTTTAAAGAAATCTTATTCAAAAGATAATTTACCAGAAAATCTTTATGAAGAAATAATTAATGCTAAGGTTGATTTTAAATTTTCTTATTTGAATGATTTACTTGATGAATAACTTATGAATTATAAAAAAGCTATGTGTTGTCTTTTTAAGGGTAACACAATTTTTAATAAACAAAGACCAAATGTTTTGTTTTATTTTAAGATAACAGGCATTGGTAGAGGTTATGATTTATATCTTAATGATAATGGTAACTCACGTTTAATTGATTACGATTCCTTAATAGAATATGGAATTACTGGATGGGAACTATATGTCTAATGATTTGAAATTATGTTATTTTTATAAAAAAGACTATGAATTAGTACGTTCTTTATTTCCTAATTTAGTTGTTCTAGATATAAAACGTGGATATTACTACCAAACTTTTCTATCAGAATCAGATATAAATTATTTAAAATTATCTTTTCCTGAAACTTTAATAGTTCATGAAGGAGGGAAATATGATTACTTAAATTTT